TTAGTCGGCAGAGCCGGCACGCGTCTCGTACGCTAGCGCCCGGTTAATAGTCATAACAAGCTCCTCGATGGACCAAGGCTTAAAAAGATAGCTGATGGGTGGTGTGATAGTCGACACGTCCAAAGGAGAACCGGAGGTCAAAATCGCTGGGACCCTTGGCCATTTTTCATGAGCCATGGAGATAAACTCCATTCCCTTGATGCAACCAGGAATATGGTGGTCGACGATCATCAGAGAGCAGGAACCCTGAGATGCAAGGAGATGAATAAGGGCGTCGTCGGCATTGCCGAACCCCACACACGTGGCCTCCATCTCAGCCAAGATTGCTACCAGCAATGTTCGAAGAATCTCATCATCTTCGACAACTAATACAGTCAGTCCTGACAATGACAGCCCATCAGTGTCGACTTTCATCTGGTTCTCCAGCTACGACGAAGCTCTGAGTGTTTCAGGTTCAGAATCATCGGTCGATGGCGGCATTTGGCCGCATCAATTGGGAGCACCAGGGCGGATGCCGCCCTGGCAAACCCTCTCAGGGCTGCGGACTTCAAGGAGCGGCGGAAAACCTCTTCATATCAATCGCAGGCGCCACAAACTCAGGGCCTTGCCCACTAGGGCGCCACCGCACCTTGGATATCCCATAGCGCTCAGCCATTGGGCGACTGACCTTCTTGATGTTGTGCTGACCGAACCTGGGAATTACGCCAACTCCGGCATCGCAACTCGCCCAATGCCAAGCCTCAACGTTGTCCATTCGCTCCTGCCGGATGATGAACGTCCGGTAATCACCGTGAAGCTCATACTCAATTATGTAAAGTTTGTGCTCTGCCATTGGACTCTCCTCCATAGAATCACCGTCAATGGAGCTACAAAGCGGGCGAAAAATTCACTTCTTTTTTACCGCATGGTCACGCCCCTCCAAGCAGAGCTATGATCGCGGTGCCCGCCTTACCAACGAGTCGTACTCTCGCTCGCACTGCTGGCCTGCTATTCGTGCCCGGTCAAAAGCCCGCGCCAACTCTCCCGCTCGTTCATCAGCCCGTGAGAGCAGCTCGGAGAGCACCATGGCGGCGCGGGTGGCTGCCTGGCCTCGGGCGATAGCGGCGGTATCCGTGCCGGAGCAACTGACGGTGGAAGCGAGCTTTCCGGCTTCGTGGCGCAACCGCTGGCCAGCAGCATCGGCGTCAGCAGCGCCAGCATCAGCAACCTTTCTTTCTTCATAGCCTTTTACCCTCGCCTCTTGTTGCGCATCTGTGCTGCGGTGTTCTTCCAGACGCGCCGCGCGCTCGCCAATCACTTCGGCGAGTCGGTCGCCGCTGTCCCGTTTCGCTGATTTCTGGTCAGCCTGGGCAAGTTCAACCGATCGACCGTGTTCGTACGCCGCCCAGTGGGTCACCAGCAACAGCGCTAACACTCCAGAGAGCACCCAGCCGTTCACGCTGCCCCCAGGAACAGATCTCGCTCAGCGGCCCGCCGGTGGACCAGGCCGGCCAGCACCTGCCCGCCAGCCTTGTTCCAGCGCGGGAACTGCTCTGCAGCAGATGCGTAGTTGCCAGCATTCAGCAACTGGCGGAGCGTGGACGATTCGAGATTCGCCGCACCCAAGTTGTAGGTGAAGCTCATCAGGGCGTCCCACTGGTTTTGGCTCAGCGGAACAGTGATCAAGCGCTGCACTTCTGGCTCGAAGCGCTGTACGTCGTTCAGCAGCATGCGCTCGGCCTGCTCCTTGCTGATCTTCATGCCGGCCTTCACGCCGCGGGTAGCACCGTAGCCAATGGTCCAGACACCTACTGAATCCTGATAGGCCTGCAGGCGCAGGCCCTCGAACGACTTGATGAGGCTCAAGCCGCGTTGCGATGTTCGCATTTGGGTTTTCTCCAGGCAAAAAAAAACCCGCACTTGGCGGGCTTGGTAGGGGTCAGCTATGTCAGGCGGCAGGAGCTTCAGCCTCCGGCTCAGCCGGATCCTGAACAGTTACGGTCACGGTGGCCCGGTACTCGCTGAGCACCTTGGCCACCAGCACCTGGGCGGCAGGGAACTGCTGCAGGATTTCCCGGGCGCGGGTGTCGGCCTGCTCCTGGGTGGCGTACGGAATCAGGTTGGCGGCGTCGTACAGGTTGGTTGCGTTGATGGCTACGAAAGGCATGGGTCAATCTCCAGACAAAAAGAAGCCCGCTCGATGGCGGGCATTGGGTAGTTGGCTTGGGTTCAAGCCTTGGGGTATTGCTGCTTGATCTGCTGCAGGGTCGAGAAAAACGGTTCTGCTTTGGGCATATGCCCTTGATTCATGGCATGCCACAGCATGTCCAGTTGTTCCTCCACCGGCGGATACTCGGCCGCACGGCGCTTGGTGTGGTCGCTCTTATGCTGAATTTTCAAAGGTGAACTCCTGGTCGCGGTAGGGCCAAAGGCTGACCGTGACTTGATAGGTACCCGGCGCCGAGAATTCCAGCTCGATGTCACTGCCGTCAGCGGTGTAGGTTTCACTCTCGATGTTGACGGCGGCACCTTCATGCACGCCCTTTAACCAGTGCCCCTGGATAACCGCCCCCATCTGGGGGCGCTCCTTGAGCATCTGGCCCAACACAAAGTGCTCGGCCGGACGTGCCGGGGTGGCCACCTGGATGTAGGGGCGATCGGTGTTTAGCCTGATGATCTTCTTGCCGTGCTCGGGCGGGCAGCTGACGGCAAACACAATCCGGCCGTCAGTCTCATAGGCTACATAGTGCTCAATGCTGCTCATCGTTTGGTTCCCATTGCGTAAAGGGTGTGGTTCTGAACGCCTACCCCCGAGTTCTCCCCCCACCACTTCACCGTGATGACGAAGTAACCCGGACCCACACCGATCGATCCCATCAGGTTGGGGAAACCATCCGCCCAGTCGCCGCCACCTTGAGCGATCACCAAGCCGTTGATATCCATCTGGAACATGTATTTACGGATACCGCTGCCAAACCCTTGATAACAGCTGTACTGGGCAGTGATGAATCCACCCTCGTCCATTTGCACGCCGATGGCGATCAGGTTTTGCCACTGACCTACACCGACGCCGAGCACATTCCCGGGGTTATTAGCCGATACCGGCACCGTGACGGCGTTGCCACGGATGCGCAGCGTGTCAATTTCGGCCACCCCGATCTTGGCGGCCGTGATGGCACCGTCTGCGATCTTCGCGTTGCCAATACTGGCGCTCCGAATGTACGCGTCAGCAATAAATGTCTGACCACCCACGACAGAGAACGGTGACGAGAGCCCACCGCCATTCGCATTCAGCAAAATGAACTGGTCGGAATAGACAGCAAAAGCGGACTGAACAACGCCGTTTTGTTCGTTGATTCCGATGCCAAATCCTGCGAAATGATGAACACCGTACTGGTTATTAACCTGCACCCGCAGGGTGTACTGGGCGTTGAGCATTCCCTTCATGTTCGCCTGAGCCGTCGCAACCTGCTGCACAGCCGCATTGGTCGTGCCCAGCGACGCCTGGGTGGTCTGGATTTGCTTGCTCAGCGCCCCATCCCCATCAACCCGGGCTTTGGCTTCGTTCTGAATCGCCGCGTTGGCATCGCCCACCGACGTATAAAGCCCATCGATTCGCAGCCCCTCGGCGGTGAGCTTGCCGCCCTGCTGGGTAACGTTGCTCTCCAGGCTAGCCACCGCCTGCGCCGAGGCAGCCGCCGAGCGGCGGCCAACCGCGATGTAGGCAACGTCGATTTCACCTGACGAGTCCACCGCGTTCATCATGTCCAGGCGAATGGCGATGATGTTTTTCCCGTTCCAGCCGGCGTGGCCAGACAGGTCAAACTCAATGTCTTGCCAATCGTTGGTGGTCAGATTGATGGTCCACGCCATGCGGCGAGCTTCGGCCAGGCCGCCATCCTCGTTCGCCCAATACATCTGGGCTCCCGCGCGGGTGGTATTGCGTCGACGCAGCCGGATGCGCAGGTAAGGATTCTCGGCGCCGGCAATCGCCGGGGTGAAGTTGCACTGCAGGTTCGGGCATTTGCTCGCCGTGGCGAACAGCGGGCCAGCGGTGAAGGTCGAACCGGCGATGGTGCCTACCCATCCTTGAGTAGAGCCGATGAACTCCCAGGCCTTGCCCGCCACGAATGGCTGGGCAGTGCCAAAGCTGTTCTTGAGCTGGGTGATATCGCTGCTCTGGCTGCTGAGCACGCCTTCGGCATTGCTGACACGGTTGGTCAGCAGGTTCACCGCCGACGCATCCGCTTTGGTCGCAGCCAGGGCATTGGCTGCGGCCGCTGCGGCGGCAGCATCAGTGGCCACCTTGTCGCTCACCGCCACCCAGGTGCTGCCATTCCACCGTTTCGGCGTGTTGGCGTTACCGGTGGTGTCGATCCACAGGTTCTGGGCCAGGCGATCTGCCACGGCCGGCGCGGTCGACTGGTACAGCACCTTGCCCTTGGCACCGGCCGCGTCGGACGCCGCTTGTGCCGCCTGCTGCGCCGCCGTGACGTTGCCATTGGTAGTAGTCAGGCTGTTTTCCAGACTGGTGGTGCGGCTCCCCACACTGGACAGCGTGCTGCCTTGCTGCGAGACGGTAGAGGTAAGCGATTCGACAGCCGCAGACGTCGCGGACTGCTGGGCGCTCATGGCCTGTCCGTTGTCCCTCCAGCCCGTGACACGGCTGCCCTCCTCGATCTGGTAGCGATCGGCCTCAATGTAACCACCACTGACCGAAGCGCCGCCATACACGACGAATGCCGCATAGATCCTGGCGGTGGCGGAACCAGGGGTAAAGGTCACAGACAACCGGACCCAGGATTCAGTGGCATCCACCCGGGCCCCTGGCCAAGTTTCAAGGCCTGATCCCGCTTCGCTGGTCCCGTACACCTGCGGAAGAATCCGCAGGCCTGGCGTGCCGCGCAGGTACACGGACGCGGTGTAAGTCTTCCCCGGTACCGGTTTAAACCTGGCCACCGATTTCACATAGACCCGAGCCCAGGTCGTTGGGGTCAGGCCTGTCACATCCAGGCGCTGGGCAAAGCCCGAGGCCAGGCTTGATTGCACCAGCGTAGGCGTGCGACCACCGCTCGCCGTACCGTCATACCACCAGCCATCCGCCATGCCTGGGGTGCCTGGGTCCACCTTTTCGAACGACGGATTGAACACCAGGTTTTCTGATCCAGCATCACCGATGCTGTTGGTCAGCTCGGTCAACTGTCCAGACGCGCTGGTCAGCCCCTGTTCCGTCAACGTTACCCGCCCGGTCAAAGCACTTGTAGCTGTCGCATTGCTGTCGATTTGCGCCTGCTCGGTGACATCGTCAATGGTGAAGAAGTCCACCGCCAGGTCACCGCCTACCATGCTGTAACCCGCGATAACCATCGGCGATATCCAGGCGACCCCTGCCTTCATCCGCTTGGGATCTGCAACGGTACCGGCACCCGCCCCGCCGGTCTCGCTCCCGACAGTGTGACCTTTGACGTACGAAGTGTGGGTCACCCACTCCCCTTGTGGCTGAGGCCTGCCATTGATGACCACGTAATGCGAAGAGCCGACCCCGGAAGTACCAGTGGTGGTAATGCGCGTCACACCATCTTCGGCAAAACCATCAAGCCCCGCATAGGTCACGGGAGCGCCCTTGCCGAGGGTGAGCTGTTGAACGCGCACTGTGAGCTTGTAAAGCCTCTCTGGGTCAAACCGGATTTTCCGGGTCGAAGCCCCCCACCAGGTTGCGTTGCTGCCACCGCCGCTCAACGTCAAGGTAGCGCCGCTGGCATTCCCGGCAACGTTCGAGAACGACGCGGTGGAGCCTGCGCCGCTATTGGTGGAAACCCATTTATCAAGCGCCATGTCCGAAAACACGCTCTGATAAACCTTGGTGGGGCTGTTGTCCAGCCGCTGTGAAAGGTTGGCATTGATACTGACAAGCGCCTGGCCATCGGCGGTTATCTGCTGGCCTTGTTGTGAAACGGTGTTGGTCAGGGCCTGCACCGCTGAGGCATCTGCCTTGTTGGCCACCTGACTCAACGCACTGGCAGCGGCGGCGGCGGCATCCGTGGCCACTTTATCCGTCACAGGCACCCAGGCCGAACCGCTCCAGCGCTTGGGCATGTTGGCATTCCCAGTGGTGTCGATCCACAGATTCTGCGCAAGACGTTTGTCAGCCGCCGGCGCAGCAGCTCCGTAGATCACCTCGCCCTTTGCACCTGCTGCCGTTGCGGCGGCTTGAGCGGCCTGCTGCGCCGCCGTGACGTTACCATTGGTGGTGGTCAGCCCATTTTGGAGTGAAACGACCGCTCCGGACTGGGCTGTCAGTGAAGACTCCGTCTGATCCACTCGGCCACTGAGGTTCTGAACAGCGGTCGAAGTGGCAGCAGCAGCGGCCGAGTTGACGGCACCGTTATCGCGCCATCCCGTCATGACGGGGCTGAATTCAATCTGGGTTCTGTCCACCTCCATGAAGCCGGCGTTGATCGACGCAGTGCCGTAAATCGTGACGAAGTAATTGCACCTGACTGCACCCTGAGGCGGGACAACACTGTGCGAGATCCGGGCAAACTCTGAGGTCAATGGCGTATTGGCGGCGACCGGCACCCCACTGATGCCAACCCCTGCGCTGTTCAAGAATTGGATCTCGCACCGCACATTGACCCCGGGCGTGCCACGAACAAACGCAGACATCGTGACCGGCGTGCCGCGGGTTACCTCGATCCGTCGAGCTGACGGGTTGCCGATTCTGGACCAGGCAGACGCTGATATCCCCGTCACATCGATACGCTGCGCTATCTCGCCAGCGGCCATAGCCGACGCCACCAGGCTCGCGGTCGTGTTGACCCCGCTTGCGCCGGCAGCGGCCCAGCCCTCGGCAAAGCCATTGGAGCCCTGTTTTTCAAACGACGGGTTGTAGATCCAGTTTTCACCGCCTGCCTGGCCGATCGAGACTTTGATCTCTGTCAGCGATTGCCCCTGCGCTGTCAGATCCTGCCCGTGCTGATTGACCACGTTGCTCAGCGCCTGCACGGTCGAGGCGTCAGCTTTCTTGGCCACTTCCGTCAGTGCCGATTGAGCTGCTGCAGCTGCATCGGTGGCCACCTTGTCGCTCACCGCGACCCAGCCGCTACCGCTCCAGCGTTTCGGCGTATTGGCGTTGCCGGTGGTGTCGATCCACAGGTTTTGCGCCAGGCGCTTGTCAGCTGCAGGCGCGGTCGATCCATAGATGACCTCGCCTTTCGCCCCCGCCGCCGTCGCGGCCGCCTGCGCCGCTTGCTGGGCAGCGGTAACGCCCTGATTGGTCGTAGTCAGACCGTTTTGCAAGCTGACGATAGACCCGCCCTGACTGGTCAGCTTGCCATCTGCGTCGCTGACAGCACTGCTCAGGCTGGATACCGCTTCCGCAGACGCCGCAACCGAGCGCCGGCCGACGGCGATGTAGGCAATGTCCATTTCGCCCGTGGTGTCCGCCGCGCTCATCATGTCCAGGCGAATCGCCAAGATATTCTTGCCGGTCCAGCCAGTGTGGCCAGACAGGTCAATCTCGATATCCTGCCAATCGGTCGTGGCGGTGTTGATCGTCCAGGCCATGCGCCGGGCTTCTGCCAGGCCGCCATCTTCGTTCGCCCAATACATCTGCGCGCCTGCGCGGGCCGTGTTGCGCCGACGCAGCCGGATGCGCAAGTACGGGTTTTCGGCGCCTGGGAACGTCGGGGTAAAGTTACACTGCAGGTTAGGGCAGTTGCTGGCAGTCGCGAACAACGGACCCGCGACAAATGTCGAGCCACTGATGGTGCCGAACCATCCCCGGGCCGAGCCGGTGAACTCCCACGCCTTACCGGCAACGAACGACTGCGCGGCACTCAGGCTGTTCTTCAGCTGGGTGATATCGCTGCTGTTGCTGGTGAGAGTGCCTTCGGCGCTGATCACCCGGTTGGTCAGCGAGTTCACGGCCGACGCTTCTGCCTTGGTGGCCACCTGACTCAGCGCACTGGCTGCGGCGGCGGCCGCGTCCGTGGCCACCTTGTCGCTCACCGCCACCCAGGTGCTGCCGTTCCAGCGTTTCGGCGTGTTGGCATTGCCCGTGGTGTCGATCCACAGGTTCTGGGCCAGGCGATCTGCCACGGCCGGCGCGGTCGACTGGTACAGCACCTTGCCCTTGGCACCGGCCGCGTCGGACGCCGCTTGTGCCGCCTGCTGCGCCGTCGTGACGTTGCCATTGGTAGTGGTCAGGCTGTTTTCCAGGGAGGTGGTCTTGCTCGACACGCTGGCCAGGTCGGCGCCCTGTTGGGTCACCTTGGCGGACATGGCATCGACAGCGGCCGCTGTGGCCGCCTGGTTCCCGGCCTCGACCTGTCCATTGTCACGCCAACCACTTGCTTGGGAACCCTCCTCCAGCTGGTACTGATCGACTTCGATAAACCCTGCAGTGACACCGGCCCCACCATAGACAACCGCCGCTGGCCAGACGTCGACGGTCTGGTCGGTGGCGGTGAAGGTCACCGATACCCGCTGCCATGTCTCGGCTGCGTCGACTCGGTTGCCTGGCCATGAAACGCTGTTGACCCCGGCCGCGTCTCGGCTATACACCTGGGCCAAAATCCGCAGCCCTGCAGTGCCCCGCATGTACACCGAGGCGGTGTAAACGGCGCCCGGCCGGACTTTGATCGCTTTGAGCGACGCCCGCAGATAAACCCGGGCCCAGCCATTGGTGGGAATGTCGGTGACATCAAGACGCTGCGCGACACCTGCGGCAAGCTTCGAGGGGACCAGCGACGGCACGCTGCTGCCGACGTTGCTCGACCGGTCGTGCCACCATGCCTGGGCAACGCCATTGTTATCGGTTTGTCGCTCGAACGAGGGGTTGTAGACCAGGTTCTCTCCGCCCATCGTCGGCAGAGCAGCATTGATGCTGACCAGCGACTGCCCCTGCGCAGCGAGGTCTTGACCTTGCTGGTTCACCACGTTGCTAAGGGCCTGCACGGTCGAGACTTCGGCCTTCTTGGCCACGCTGTCGGTGAGCGAGACGATGGCAGAACTCTGCGAGCTGATCTGCTGGTCTTGAGTGGCGTTCTTACCTTCGGTCGCGGTGACACGGCTGGTGACCTGCTGCAGGGCGGCCGAGGTCGCCTTGCCGTCCAGGCTGGTCTGCATGCCATCCAGCCGCTGACCTTCGGCCACCAGCTTGCCCTCGGCATCCGAGACGCGCAGGGTCAGGTTGTTTACCACCGTGGCGTCAGCCTTGGTCTGGGCCAGCGCCAAAGCGCTCGCGGCCGCCGCCGCCGCATCCGTAGCAGCCTTGTCCGTGACCGCCACCCAGGCGCTGCCACTCCAGCGTTTCGGCGTGTTGGCGTTGCCCGTGGTATCGATCCAGAGATTCTGGGCCAGCCGATCGGCAACCGCCGGGGCCGCCGCCTGGATGATGACCTTGCCCTTGCCACCTGCCAGCGTGTTTGCCGCTTCAGCTGCCTGCTGCGCGGTGGTCACGTTCTGGTTGATGGTGGTCAGGCTGGTCTGCAGGCCATTGAGCTGCGTGGCCTGGGCAGTCGTCTTGCCGTCCAGCGTGGTCACGTCAGTTTCGACCTTGGACACACGCGCGGCGGTACCGGCCGCCGTGACGATGGCCTGGCCAACATCCGTCCAGTACGTCGCGTTTGGCGGCGGGTTGTTCTTCGGTACCGCCTTCAACGCCTGATACAGCTTGCCGTCGGCGCCCAGTGTGCCCTGGTTAATGCTGTAGGCCTTGTCCTTGTTGTACGGCAGCGAGCCGGCCAGCACGGACACGCTGTTGATCTGCTGCTGCAGGTCTGCCTTGGCAGCATCAACCTCCTGATCAACCGCGGCGATCTGTTGCTGGAGCGCGACTTTGGCGGCTTCGACATCCTGGTCTACCGCATTGATCTGCAGCTGCAAATCATCCCGCGCGGCCGTCAACGAGTCATTGACCGACTGGATTGATGAATTGACCTCGGCAATCTGCTCGTTGAGCTCGTTGCGGACCTCACCAACGCGTTCATTAACCGAGCCGGGTCCATTCTTGTCGATCAGGTCGATGCGTTCGGTCAGTTCCTTACCCAGCTCGGTCTCGGTGATCTGTTTTGCAATCTGTTCGAGGATAGGGCCTGCGTCTGCACTGGCCTGGCCACTGACCACTGCGCCGCCGACCGGATACCAAGGACCGACGTTACCAGTGCGGTCTACCAGACGGACCCAGAAGTAGAACGTCTGCCCGGCGCGCAGCCCCTGCATGACGTGTTCGTTTTGCGGGTAGGCCAGGTCGGCCAGCTTGGTGGCCTTGTCCAGTTCAGCGCCTTCGCTGTACCACAGCTCAGTACGCTGGGTGTCCTCGGCTCCGGCCGGAAAGCCCCACTTGATACCGATGCCGAACAGCAGGCTCTCGGTGGTCAGGAAGGTAACGGCCGCTGGCAAGCCCTCTTTGCCGTTCAGCTGGGTCAGAGCCGAGCTCTTCCAGATCGATGTACTGTCGAACGCACTTACCGCACGCACACGCGCCAAGTAGGCGCCAGCGTAAATACCAACCACGTCGACAGACGCCGCACCGGTGCGCTGTACGCGAACCCAGTTGCCGTTGTCCTTGCGCCACTCCACGTCATAGGCGACAGCGCCCTCCACTGCCGGCCAGGCGATGGTCATGGTGCTGACCGCGAGCCCCTGGTCGATCATGTGGGCGGACGACAGAGTAACGCTAGCCGGGGGCTGCACGGTGGTCACCGGGATAACGCTGATCGGTCGCTCGTCCAGCTTGGCGCCGGTATCGATCGCCGCGAATTTGCTCGGGTTGAACTCGAGCGCGGTGATCTCGTACTCGCCCTCTTGGGTGCGCGTTGTCTTCAGCACCCGGAACAGCTGCACCGCCAGGTCGTGGTAATCGATTGCCCACTGCAGTTCCGGCTCGGGCTGCACGCCATACGCGGTGGTTACCGTCACCGCGCGGCCGGCGACCGACTGCACCGTGCGTGCCTGGGCGGTGCCGTTCGGCAGATTCAAGATCAGCCGGTCGCCAGCCTTGATCGGCGTGTCACGGTCCAAAGTCACGACGCGGCCGGCAGCCGCCGAAATCCGACCGCCGTTTGGACGGCCCGCAACCAGCTCGTCTGCGACGGGAATGACGTAGCCAGGCAGCGGAATGCGCCCTTCCATGCCGGTCTTGAATGTGACGGTGCGGTCCTGGTTGTTGCTCAACAGCGCCCACTTGCCGCGGCGCTGGGCCTCGGACGCACGGGTGCAGCCGATGGCTGAAATCTCCACCGGCCGGTCCCGGTACCGGCGCTGGAGAGTGTTGTCCGTGACCGGGATTACATCGGTGTCATAGTTGTTGGCCGGGTTGTCGTAGCTGACCAGAGCCCGGCTGTAGTGCGTGTTACGCTCGGCACCGCCGTAAACGAACTCACCGTCGATGACGTTGGCCCGGGTGAACACGTAGTCGATATCCTGGGCGCGCGGCATGTCTGCCTGCATGAACAGAGAGCCGTGAGCCCAGTACACCATGCCCCGGTAAATCGCCGAGAGGTCGCGCAGCAAGGTCCAGGCTTCGGCGCGGCCCTGAAGGTTCATGTCGCACAGAAAACGCGGCTCCTGACCGCCCTGCCCATTCGGCACCTGCTGGTCGCAATACTGGGCGATGCGGTACATCTCCCACTTATCGACCATCCACGACTTGATGCGCTTGCCCAAGCCAAAACGGTCCTCGACGCACAGACCATAGGTCACAAACGCCGGGTTGTTGGTCCAGGCCTGCTTGAAGGTGCCGTCCCATACGCCGGCATAGGTGCGCGCAACGGGATCGTAGTTGGTCGGCACCGGCCAGCGCTTGGCCTTGCACTTCACGGTTACCGCAGGGATGTTCTGGAACTGCTGGGCGTCGAACTCGATATACAGCAGCGCAGTGTTCGGGTAACGCAGCTTCTGGTCGATGATCTCGGTGTAGCCAGCGATGGTCATCGTGTCGGCCACGGTGCCGCTGTTGGCATTCGGAGTGATACGGCGCACGCGCAGCATCCAGCCGGAGGTTGCCTTGGGCAGGTTGACGCGTACCGAGCGCTGGTAGCCGTTGGTGGTCTTGCCGTCCACTGCCCCCAGGTGCGCCTCGACATAGGCGCCGCCATCGGTAGCGATATCGATGGCGTACTCAATGCGGTAGCCGTTGGTATTGCCACTGCTGTCCTGCTGCGCCAGGCGCGGCCAGGCCATTCGCACGCGCACGGCCGAGAGCTGGATGTTGCTCAGGGCTCGGGCAAATGGGTTGTCGCTGCGCAGTTCCACATTAACGGTGGTCTCGTTCTCGATCGCAGGGATACCCTGGATGTAGTCCTGCTCGATCGAGCCCGAGCGCCACTCCCACCGCACCCCAGGGAAATTCACGCTTCCGCTGGCATCCATGATCGGGGTGTTATCGAGGTAGATATCGCGATCCGTCGGCTCCTCATCGAACTCCCCCTCCCCCACGGCAATCAGAATCTTGCCGATGTTGGTGGACTGCAGGCTATCGGGTGCCTCTACAGGCGTTTTCGGCTTGCTGCTGCCGCCCTTGGCGCCAGTGATAGCAACGTGATCTGCTGGGCCCATGCTTTCCTCCGGGCAATAAAAAACCGCCCGGAGGCGGTCTGTTCACTGAGTTGGCGCTAGGCCTTGTCTTGCGCCTCGATCGAGGCCGAAATAATTGCCCCGCCCCAACGGCGCTCGCCGATGCAGATCGGTACAGGGTTGCCGCTTGCTGTGGTGTTCTTAGCAGAGCCGAAAGAGTAACTTGGTATGTTTTCGGGCGCAGCGCTCTGCGATAGGCCATTTGCTTGAGGGCTGAGCAGTTGGATAGCTCCCCCCGCGACGTTGGCCACGCCAGCCCCCATCAAGCCTGCAGCGAGGCCACCAGATGCGAATGTCGACGCTATGATCAAGGCTGCGCCGATGACAACCTGAAGGATGCCACCCCGCTTGCTTCCCTCAATGACTGGAACAATTCGAACCTCTTGGGTTCCGCGCCTTCCCAAGTCATTAAGTCCAACGTTCTTACGGTTGCGAAAGATGGCGAAGCACATGCCAAGGCCGTCCAAACGTTTGATTTCCTCCTCAAATCCCTGCAGCGTGACCTTGAGGGCCTTAAATATCTCCCATGTCTCACCGCTGTCGATTTGACGATGGTGTGTGCGACCGAATTTCTGAGCCAGCGACCCAGAGAGCTTAATAACTGTTATTGGTGACGCTTCCAGCATTTCCCTTCTCCAGATACAGAACAGCCCGCAAAATGCGGGCTGTATAATCACAACGTAGACCGGCGACACGGCTGGCGGGAATTACTCAATTATATTCGACGGACTCAGACCAGCAGGGCGACCATGAGCTACAAGCAATGAAATCAATGAGATACCAGAATATCCTTTCCCAGCTGCAGTTACCGAACCAAGCTCGAATCCACTGCCTATGTCCATGAACCAACAGGTAGCCTTCTCCCGACGAGCGCCGCTCGATCTATCTGTATAATCGACATTTGCATAGCTTTCCTTGATTTTCGAGATATTTTTAACTCGAATCTCTAGTGCAGCCTTCTGGTCGTCATTAAGTTTTCCTTTTGAATTAAGTCCAGCGAACCTTGTAACATTTCCCTCTGTAGCTTGAGCAGAAACCACAGAGCTGGAGTTAACAATCATTGCGCCTGGATCGGCAACTGACATTTTAACTATGTCAGTACAAACCGACATCATCTTATCCTCTACAGAGCTCCCGCAGCCGGCCAGCAGCATCAAACCTGCCGCCCCGATCAAAACTCGCATGACATCCCTCCTTGAAAAGGCGGAATGTATCACCTGCCGTCTAGATGGCGTAGAACTAGGCGAGTCCGGTCGAGCCAGGGGCCACCAAACACGATGATTTCTGATGGCCTGCCGTACAGGTGGTGCATCAGGAATGGGCCGGGGCCGAACACCTGTGCCTGCTCGCTGGGCAGCTGTGCGTCGCCGCCCAAGTAGATGCCCGCGTGGTTCGGGTGCGCGGTACGCCCAACGGCCATGACGATCATGTCGCCGCGCTGCGGCTGGCTGACCTGGTAGAAGCCAGCAGACTCATAGGCCCGCTCGTACAGGCTCGGGCCGTCTGCCTGCTCCCACCACCCCTCCTCCCTGGCGTACGCTGGAAACTCCAGACCCCACTCGCGCCTGAACCAGTCCGCACAGACCTGCCAGCAGTCCCAGGCGCCGTGCACGAACGGACGCCCAAGCAGCGGCGTATGACCGGTGGGCGTGATGGTGCGCAGGTCGCCCTCCGGCCATGACAGAATGTGCCAAGGCAGGCCGGTGGCCTCACACATCGCCAGGTCGCGCGGTGACGGCCTGCTGGTGGCGTCTGGGTGCGAGTGCACGATGCCGATCACCTCACCAAGGTCTTCGGCCGCCGCGTACTGCTCCGGCGCGATCCGGAATTCCTCGGTTGGCTCGGTGGCCACGTTGGCACACGGGAAGTAGACCTGTCTGCGGCCCACGGCCAGGATCAGCCCGCACGATTCAGTGGGATAGCAGTCCGCAGCGTGCGCTTGCACTGCGGCGAGGATGTGTTTGCGCATGGTCAGCTCCGTGCGATGAGTGAAACAGCAGGGAAACCACCAAAACTATTCGGATTACCTTCACCGAACCGCACAACGCAGCCCGAATCCAGGCAGCCATTGCACTGGTCCTTGGCCGGATCGTTGGTGGGATTGCCGTCGAGATCGAAGTACGGGCCGGTGTAGCCGCAGTTCGGGCCACGGTAGCCGGCGGTCATTGCCCAGTGGCACAGTTGCGTCATCTGCCGGCCGATCGTCTCCCCGCCCACGTCGCCAGGGCTGGCCAGCTCCCAAGACACAGTCGTGCCGTTCTCGGACACCTTCTGGTCGATGTACCAGACCTCGATAGCTTCCTCGGCCGGGTCGGCCTCCGGGTTGCCTGCCGGAAAATTCACAGCATCCAAATAGCGAGCCATGGTGTGACGCATGGTCAGCTTGAACTCAAGCAGGTTGTCGAAGGCCAGGCACAAGGCTGTGATCCGGCCGTTGACGTTGCCCACGGTCAGCGTGGGCCGAACGGCAGTGCCGTCCGAGTTCGCCTCAATGCCGTCGATCTGCATGGGCCAGGCACCGTATTCATTGCCCTGCCACCAGATCGACTTGGCAGGCAGCTGGTCGGCGTTCGCGCCAGCGGCGGCCAGTTCCTGTGCCGTGTGCGGTATTGCATGTCCATGGAAGCGCAACATATCGGCGCCAAAATCCGAGCCATCCAGCTCGAACAGCAGGATCTCAGCGCCCGGTTCAAGCTTCTGCAGCTGTGTGATCAAGCTCATGGGTGATACGCCCTTTCAAAGGTTGCGGTGAGCAGGATCACCGCACCCGGCTTACGCTGCTGACGGAAGGATTCGCACCGGTACAAACCGAGCACTCCTTCGGGATTGGTCCATAAGAATGACTTGGCACCGCGATGGCGACGGATGAAAGCCAAGATGGGCGCGATCTCGTCAGCCAAGCCGCCGAACGACAGCGCCCAGCTGTCCGACTCAGCGTTCAAACCATTGGTGGAGACCTGCACATAGTTATCGCCAAACTGCGACTTCCGGGTCCGGAGGGTGCTGTCGCCACCGGCTTCATCGTCAGGTGTCCAAGTGAAAGTTTCGATCGCCATCAGTGCCTCCCATTACTGTTTCGATGGCTCAAACCCCCGGCTCGCCAGGAATCGGAAATAGCCCGTTCCGCTACTCCTCTCATTTGCCTTTCCATGTTCTGCTGCAGCGCGGCGCTGTCCAACTCCATGCCATCCCCGCTCCGATCTTCCAAAGTCACGGCAACCGGAATACTGAGTTGAAGCACTGTCGAACCACCGCCGGCGCCGCCGACCATCTGCACACCAAGAGACCCATCGGGACCCCGCGCCAATGGCATGATTGCCTCGGGCCCGTCTTCGCCAGCGACGCCAAGTCCACCGCCGCCCATGCCGAACATCGTCGGGGTGTCGAGGACGGAATTGGTAGCGAACCCTGCGCCCTTGGCGAAAAGCTGCACACCGCCAGACCAAGCACCGCCCAATGCCTGCGGAAAATACGCACTGCCATAGCCAGCTTGTGACGCCCCAAGATTCGATGAGACGGCGCCTGCAGACCCCGGAGCCATGCCGTTACCCCCACCACCGCCGAAGTAGCTCCCCACCGCAGATACGCCCAGCCCGACCAACCCACTTAGCAGCGAGCTAGCTGCCTGCTGGCTCGCAATCCTGGCCATGTCAGAGATCACACTTACGGCGAAGCTCTTGAAGTTGGCCTTACCAGTCATGGCGAACTCGGCCACAGCATCGCGAGCCGAGTTGAAGCCGGTGGTGAGCATGTCGTCGGTTGCCCCCGCCACGTTCGCGGCGTCCGATTGGATGTTCGCCCAGGCTCGTTTGGCGCCGTTGCGATAGTCGCGCTGGGCTTCAAGGCGGGCCTCGAAGCCGTCGACCTCCATTTGCAGCTCCCGTGCCTGGTAGTCGGCGAGATCAGCTAGCCGCTGCTGATAGGCGTCCTGGCTGAGCCGGCGCGAGACATCCTCCTGCTGTTCCTCCAACTGCCGACGCGACTCGGCATACTTTTGCCGCACCGCGTTCAGCCGATCGGCCTCCTCGCGCTGGTCGTCGCCCATGCCGACGCCGGACACGTCTGCGTCGATGGCGTCTTGCCGGGTCTGCAGCACCACTTCCATGGCTTTGCGATAGGCCTCCGCGCTGTTGCGGCGGATCTCTGCAAGCTTCTTCTCCTCCTCGGCACGCTTCTGCAAAACCGGGTCGGCGTAGGCCGTGTTCAGGTTCTTGATGCCAAGTTCCATCTCGGCGGCGGTGATCTTGCCCGCGGCTTGCGCCTTACGCAGCCCCTGCACACCCTCCGCCAGATCCTCCAGCCGCTTTTTCTCCGGCAACGCGCGGTCGATGATCGCGTCGAGGGCCTTGATCTCATCCTTCAGCGCCTTCGTGCGGTCCTTGCTGCCCTCAGTAGCATCCTTGTTGGCCTTCTTCTGCGACTCGATCGCGCTGGCCGCCGAAAGAATCGCCTGGCGATCCGTGTCGGTGAGGTCGGCATTTTCCTCGATATAGCGGTTGGCGATCTTGGTGGCATCGCCGTTGTCTTGGAGGCCGGCCAGCTGCTTCTGCAGTGTCTCCAGGTAGGTCTGACCCGCCGAGCTCATGCCAACCTTCGCGGCGTTGTTCGCCTGGGTGGCCGAGGTATTTTCTTGGGTGACGCCGGTGAGCACCCGCAGCGTTTCGGCGATCAGGTTCGAGCGTTGGTCGGCGTCGCTGACCGCACCGGCCTGGGTAATCCACTGCTGCACCGTGCTGGACGGCAGCTGAAGACGGTTGCCGACCTCTTGCAGGATCGGCGAAAGCCCTTGGCCCGCCGTGCGCGCTTCGTTGAGCCGATCAACCAGGCCTTGGTACTCAGCCAACTGCCGGTTGTACTGGCCACCGGAGTCACGCGCCGGCGCAGTGACCACGGCAGAGCGGATGGACTGGGCCAGGTCGCCATACGCATCCTTGACCTTGCCCGCCGAGGTGATCTGTTCCTGCTGCCACTTGACCAGCGATGCTTCGCGCTGGTCCTTGTTGAGCTTTGCGAATTCCTCCCGAAGCTGGGCGACCGGCTTGCGCAGATCCTCCAGGCTAACGCCTGCCTGATCGGCGTTGTTGCTCAGTAGCAGGAAGCTGGCAGCCGCCGTGCCGGCCAACAGGGCAAGCCCCATCGGACCGCCCAGAACGCTGAGCAGGCCTGCACTGACTGTCCGAAGGCCGGCCTGTGCAGTTGCAACCGCGGTGGTAGCAGCTGCTTCGCGCTCCCGCGCCTGCGCCAGTTGGATGGACATTTGGGTCTGTACAGCAGTGCCACGCGCCGCCACTGCTTCGCGAGCTGCCAGGATGGTAGCGGTTTCGGCTTTGCGCTGATCGGCTAAGGCCGCCTGCAACACCGCTTCGGCCTGAGCGATACGCGCGGCGCGGTCGGCCAGCGACGCTTTTACGGCCAACCCAGACTTAGCGACGTAGTTGGTCAACGCGGCGACGCCAGCTCCCCCCATGGCCACGGCCACCAGGTCGACGTTGTCGGCCAGCGCAATCAGCACATTCGACAGGCCTGCTACGGCGCCGGTCTGCTCTTCCATCCCTCCGAGGAAGGTCTGCACGGCGTTGCCGATGTTCACCAAGGCGTCCTGTACGCTGGTGGACATATCAGCCGCAGCCTTACGGTTGGCCTCAACGGTGCGCAGCAGCCCGGTATTGATGTCGTCAAGCGATAGCTTGCCCTGTACCCCCAGCTTGCGGATCTCTTCAGCGCTCTTGCCGGTGGCGTTGGCGATAGCCGTGACGATCGTCGGCATGGCCTCCTGAATGGACACCCAGCCATCGGCCTCGACTTTGCCGGTTTGCAGCGCTTTAGAGTAGGCATCCAACGCTGAGCCTGCCTTGTCGGCGGCGGCGGCGTTGGTCACCAGCAGGAAGCTGAAGCTGTCGGTGATGTCGAGCGTCTGCTGGGTGTTGAAGCCCAGGCTGCGCATGACATCGGCAGTGCGAATGTACAGCTCTTGGGCCTCGGCCAGGGGACGGTAGGTTTCCTGGGCCGTGCGCAGCAGGTGTTCCTGCACCATCTGGTATTCGCCAGCACTGCTGGCGGCAGCCATCATCCGATCCGACATCTGCCCGTAGGCGTCGACCTGCTTGATGATGCTGCCGATGATGCCCGCACCGGCCACGGCGGCAAAGGCGCCGCGGATGAGCACGCCAGCCTGCTGGGCCGCACCACCTGCGCTATCAAACGCGGAGTCGACTTGGGCCAGATTGCGGTCGATCGAATCTGTGGTGCGGGCCACCACCTGGTCAGCACTGGCCAGCTCCCGGCGCAGCTGAGCCGTTGTGGCCTCGATCTGGACCAGCATCCCTTGGACTTGTTGGTCGGCCATGCAAATCTCCAAGCACAAAAAATCCGCCCGGAGGCGGCACGCTATCTACTGTTTAGGCCTCCCCCGCAGGAAGTTTTTGAGCTTTTCGGCGACGCTCTCCCGTTTCTGGGGCGCAGCTTGGGCTTTTCCTTGGTCAGCCTGCCCGCGCCCTGTCCAGTCGAGGTGAGCATCGAGCGCAAGCATGATCTGGGGGATGGGGGTCTGCCACGCGGTGTCAGGCGGCCAGCCAAGCCAGCCGGTGGCCACGCCGAATAGGTAATCGACGTAGCTGCCGTTCTTCACTGCGCTGTGCTGGCCGCCTCGTCCTTTCCCCGGGCGGCAACGCTCGGCGGCACCGGGTTGAGTAGGACAGTGATAAACTCGGTCAGCTGACCGGACACTTTGGCTACACCGGAGTGGAATACTTCACCGGCGATGGCCGGGTGCTGATCGGGCTTCAGGTCGGCGCCAGCGATGACGATGTCTGCGCAAGCAGCAATGCTCATCAGGCGCATGGACTCCAGGGCTGCGCGCAACCCGCCAAAACGGGCCTCAATGCGCAGTGCCGCATCCAACGTAGGCTTGAGGGTGTAGCTGCGCGCACCGATTACCAGCGTGACGGTGCCATGCAAGGCTTCGCTCATTGGGGTTCTCGCAACGAAGGAAGGGGCTCAGCCCCTTCGGTCAAGGGCCTGCCGGGCCGGCAGGGATTTCAATGATGTCGGTGTTGATCGCGAACGTCATATTGCGACGCACCACGTTATCGGCCGCACCTGGAGCCACGGTGTTGTTCATCACCTTCACCCCGAAGTAGAAGGTGGTGGGCAGGATGACAGGGCTTGCATCTGGGTCACCATCGTTGAGCGTGACCTTGACGTTGTAGTTGCCCTTGGAGCGGTCCTTGTGCGCCACCGACACGGCTTTTTGACCAGCATCGCCACTGTCCAGGCCCACGGTCATGGTCATGTTCCCCGCGTCGGCGGTGCCCTTGTACTTGCGTACGCGGCCATCGCTCAGGGAGGTGAAGTTTACGGCACTGAAGGTGTCGCCAAATTCGCCCAGATCTTCGATCTCGCCCACCTGTACGTACGTGTCGGCCTTGTACTTGGTTTCGCTATCGGCACCGGTCTTTCCGCCGATGGCAAGGCGGCAGCCCGCGGCTGTGTTGAGGTTGTCGTCGGCCATGAGGGTTCCTCCAAAGGCACATTGGATAAAAGCCGCGGCGCGGCAGATGGGTGGTTCAGTGGGTAGTGATCACGCGGACGGTGATCGAGCCCTGGTAAGTAATGCCGTCGGCGTCGCGCTGAGCGTCGACCTGCTCGACCCGGATGGATACCGCGCGACCAACCTCCAATGGGAGGCGACGCTCGTCCAAAGCGGCGATGACTTCGCCGTTGATGCGCTTAACCTCGGCCTGACCCACGGCATCGGACCAGACGGACAGGTACAACAGGCGCGTTTCGCGCTTGCGGCCAGCGATTGGGCTGCTGTTGACCGATACCTCCCGGTCGATGGATACGTAGGGCATTTCAGCATTCAAGGGCGCGCCGTCGTATATCGGGCAGCTGACCTCGGTCTGAAGCCTGGCGAAGATGGCCTCCTGTAGTGCCAGAGATGGATCACCCATTGCCAACCCCCTGGCTCGCTTTGAGCAGCGTACGGTTCACGGCGGCTTTGATGTCAGCCATGACATACTCGCGGTTTACCTGGATAGATGGGCGCAGCCACGGGTGGGCCGGCCTGGCCGGGATATCCGGGTATTTGCCGAAGAAGTGGGTGCCATCGCTTTTGTTGGTGACACGCCGGTTGCGATCACCGGCCCGCTTACCGCCGGTATAGCCCTTGGTGCCGTACTCGATGAAGCGCAGGTAGAAAAACCGCCGGTTGTCGCGCTTGCCACGAATGCCGATCTGGGCATCTAAACCGCTGGGCGAAACGTAAACCCTGAGCGCGGCAGCAGCCGCTCCGGTGTCCTTGGGCATCAACTCTCGCTGAGTCTCCAGGATGCGGTTCGCCGCCTCTAGCATCGCGGGCTGCAACTCGTTGTCCATCGTCTTGTGGATGTTGCGCAGCGTCCGGCGTAAACGGATGTCGCCACGAATGCTCGACCGGCGCGCCATTCCCTACTCCTTGGCCGCATCGGCCTTCGCTGGCTTCGCGGCCTTGTCGGTGACCGCCTCGGCGTAGCCTCGGGCAATCAGGCCTTCGCCATAGGCATTGTCGACCTCGAATTCTTCGCCCTTCTCACGCTCACCAGATGCGCCCGTCAAAGGGCCTAGTGCTCTAATTTTCATCATTCACCTCATGGGTTAGGTACCGATGAGCAGAGAAGCCTCATCAAGGAGTTTTCGTTGTCCGGCAAAACGGCCTCAACCTGGTAGGTGATCCCCCGGCGCGTCAGGCGCGATCCTGCGATGATATCTGGGCGCGGCCTGCCGATGATTTCGGCGGTTACAACAGCACTCAGCTTTTCCGCAACCGCAATGACCCGACCGCTTGGGGTACGAACCTCACCCCACATTTCAGGGCGAGCAGCTGGCAGCCACGTCACTGTGGCGCCCCCGGATTTATTCCTCTCCTCGTGTCGATGAGCCACCTGCAGCCGATGACGCAGCGGCCCAGCCCTCATATGCCCCACCCGATACGATGCGGCGTCAGGAGCGCCTTCGAACCTTGCGGGAGTTCGATGGCGATGGTTCCGATCACAACGTCCTCGCGGTTGGCGTAAAGGTGGCCGAGGATCAGCAAGCAGGCAGCCTTGATCTGCTTATTGCAGACCATGGGGGACTCGCCGGCATCGTCGGCAGCGACAGCTTCGTCCAGCGCTTGCTGATCTGCGTAGAAGCGACGGTTCAAATAGTCCATAGCCTGCCCTTCTGCCGCCTCGATCAGGAGCTCCAGGTATTCGTCATCATCGTCGGGATCTCGGAGATGATGCCGGGCAATGGTCAAGCTGATGACCGACATACCCTTACTCCTTCAGCGGTTCGAGCGATGCCAGATTCCGCTGCACCAGTTCCTCCGCATGCCGGCGCGGGACCGTATAAGCAGGCCCGCCACGACGACGAAGCTCGCCTTCATCCATGTAAGACCGCAGCGGATAAATCTGAAGAGTCGCAGGGTTGGGCTTCGCCTGCTCTTCTGGTGCCACCTGATCAGTGCCGGCGCTGCTTCTGGCCAAGGTTGATGCAGCCGGACCGGCGTCTTCGGATCCCGCAGCGTCAGTTGTGGCGATGCCGGGGCTGGTACCCTGATCGCCCGTGGCGACATCCGGCCCATTGCCGGCGACTGCTTGTCCTTCTGGCGGCACCAGCCCCGAGCCTTCCGCTTGGCCTGGAGCAACTGCCGGGACACCCGAGTTGGTTGAGTCGCTGCTATCTGGGACAAGCGCAGTGCCAGCCGAAGGAGGCGGACCGGCAGTTTCAGAAGAGCTGCTGCTGGAGTCAACGGTGGTGACCGGATCCTTCGCATCAGCCGTGGATGCTGGTGTTTCCTGTTTACGTGCCATTTGATTACTCCGTTGGGGCGCCATTTCTGGCGCCGCGTTGCGGAAGAGTTAAGGAGTGACCAACGGGCCAGTGACGAACGCCTCGTCGCGGTAGATCGCGAATGCCAGGCGCTCCTCGGCACGGATCGTTGCCATGTTGTTCTCGAAGTCCTTGTCGTTCTCGGTCGAGATCAGCACTTCGATCTCCATGCGGTCGAAGATTTGTGCGCCGAGCTTGAACGCGCCGACCAGGAAGTCGTTCTGGGTCATGGCCTGAGTCGAAACCACCGGGCGATTCCAGAGCTTCGCGTTGGTGCCTTCCTGCGGCTGGCCGATGATGTACCGGCCCTCTCCATCCTTGGTGAGCTCGATCGCTGCCCAGTCGATGGGGTTCAGCACGATGCCGTCCGAGGGGAAGTCGGCCAGCTCTGCTTGCAGCAGCGCGAGGCGCAGACGGTCGATCCGTTGCTCGCCCACTACCGTCAGCCCGGCCTGCGGGGCATACAGCTGAGCAACAGTCACAAGACCCTGCAGGTTGGCACCGGTACCGTTGCCGTAGAGCAGCTGAGCCTCTTCCGCCATGTTCAGGCCGTAGCGAGCGCGACCGTCGATGTAGCTCTGGAGTGCCTTGGCATCGTCGAGCATCTGCCGACTCGCCTTGAACAGGTGGGCAATGGTGCGGACGTTCGCGGTGGTCAGCGCGAAGGTGATGTCGGAGTACGGCTTGGCGGTGTTCTCCGCCACGGTTCGCGCGTTGTTGGTGAATCCGGTCTCGCGAATGTACTCGATGGAGTTCGACTCGGTCTGGCCCGGCGCCACCAGGTCGCGAATGGTCAGCCGACGCTGAGGCGGAGCAACGACGCCAGCCAAACGCTCAGCAGGCACCAGGTCCCCGCCGGTTGCGGTGGTAATGGCCGCGCGCGGTACGGACACGCGGCGAGACCCGCGGAAGGACGAGTTCATGTCCTGCATTTCTTCGCTGCCGATCACCAGAGCGCCAACCGACTTCTGCGGCTCCTCCTGATTGCCGCGGTCACGGCTGGCGTTCACCAGCTTCTGCTCAGCTTCGCCCAGGCGGGCATTGAGCTCACCCTGCTTGGTCAGCAGTTCGTCGACCTTGGTACGGGTTTCGGCAGTCATCTCGCCTGACGCCTTGATCTGTTTGTCGGTAGCCTCAGCCTGCGCTTTGATCTGATCACCAATGCCCTTGAGGCTGGCGTTGAGTTCTTTGACTTGGGCTTCAAAGTCCATGGTCACTTTCCTTTCAGAGAATTGAGGAGATTGGTTGCCGCGCTCAGAGAGGCGGAGAGGTCTGGCGCGACAGCGCGGGGCTTATCGGGCGGGGCAGCGTTGTGCGTACCCCCGCCGGTAGCGCGAGGCATACCGGACTTGAAACTGGCGAATAGTTCGCGGCGCTCGGAGCGAGGCATTCCACCCTTGGCCAGCGCTACATCCATGGCCTTGAGCGCATTGGCCTGCGCGGCGTCTTCGGTTTCGCGCTCGGTTACTTCAGTGGCCGACAACAGCCCGGTGGCCAGGCCAAGCTCCACGGCACGCTTGCCGCGGATGTAGGTTTCGTCGTCCATCAGCTCGGCCATGTCTTCTGTCGACTGGCCACTGGTCTCGGCATAGAGGTCTGCCATCGCGGCGTCGAACTCCTCCATGTCGTCAGCGATATCGCGCAGGTAGTTGCGATTGCCGGCGAGCCAGGTCCAGCAGTTGTGGATCATGAGGAAGGCGCTGCTGGCCACCTCACGCTTTTTGCCAGCCAGGAAGACAATCGAAGCAGCGCTAGCCGCCATGCCGAGCACCTTGGTGGTGACCTGATGGCTGTGCTCCTGCAGACGGTTGTAGATAGCAATGCCTTCAAACATGTCGCCGCCTGGCGAGTTGATGTAGACGGTGACATCTCGCTCGCCGATGGCCCGCAGAGCGGCATCGATTCGTTTCAGTGTGACGCCTTCGCCATACCAGTCTTCGCCGATCACTCCGTAAACAGTGATGGTGTCCGAGGTGTTCTCGACGGCCGCCTGGATCGCGGGATTCCATTTTTCGAGCGCGCGCGGGCTCATCTCGCTGCGCAGGCCGCGAGACTGGATCTTGTGCTTCATGGATTGCTCCCGTGATTTACTTTTCCGGCTGTTGGAGCCAGTTCATCAATGCGGCCCTTGCGGCCTGGCTATCGTTTTGCTTGCCCAGCTGGTCAAGTGGCACCAGGTTGGATTGCACGGTCAGTACATCGCCACCCGGCATGCTCGGAAGGTTTTCTTTCCGCCGGCCCTCGTTTCGGGTCATGTAGCCGTTCTGCCCCATCGTGCTGAGATAGGCCGCGCGACCAGCGCTGTCCGCACGCAGGAACGCTTCAAGTGAGTACTCTGCGTAGAACTTGATCCGGTCGACAGCCGTCATGCACCACTTGTTTACGCACTGCTCGATAGGCGCCGTGAAGGACATGATGCAGTAGGTGAGAAACGCGATCTGCTGCTGTTCCAAGCCTGTGCCCCAGTTGCTGCCCTTGTCGGTCTTCATCACCATCCAGGGCGGAACACCGAACCATCGGCAGATCTCTTCGATGCTGTGGCCTCTCGACTCGAGCAGCTGAGCATCGGCAGGGTTGATGCCGATCATCTCCGGCTTCACGCCTTGCTCGAGCACAGGGCTCTTGCCGGCATTCAGCGCTCCGGAAATGGTCTTCACGTACTCACGAAACTCAACGCGCTGGGCTGGGTTGAGCGTCTTGTCGACCGAAAACGCGACCGTGGGCATCATGCCGTTTCGGAACGTGCTGTTGGCGGCATCGTCTGCTGACATCGCTGAACCGAACACGTCTGCACCGTACCGAATAGCAGAAAGGCCGACTCGGCCATCCAGGGTAAAGGCTGGGATGTGCAGCATGTCCTGCCGCTGGATCTCTCGACGGGCTCCCTTTCGGGGCTTGAAGAAATACCTGAGCCGTCCATCGTCGTCGAACTCCAGATCGACTCTCGACGGCATCAGGAAGTCCAAGGCGATGACGCGCCCAGCAGAGCGATGGATCTCGCAGTAGGCGTTGCCCCACAACAGCATCGAGGCGACGACTGCCTGCCAGAAATGAAAGGCAGCCATGTCTTCGTTGGGGCTGTTGTGCACAACATCGTACAGCGGGAAATCACGGGCGCTCTCTCGACTACCATCGGGCATCCGCCGGTAGATGCTCAACGGCAAGCCAGCTACCGAAGTCGAGATAATCCGAACGCATGCCCACACTGTGGACAATCGCATGGCCTTATCGACGCTGACTGACTTACCACTACTGGACTGGGCGCCGTTGAAGGCACTCCAGAAACCTCCATCCGACAGCTTGATGGTCTTGCCCAGCCATTCACTCATACTGGCTGAAGGCTTGGTAACAGCAGCCCCCAATGCCTGGGATAGGGTTTTAATCACTGACAAGCCCTCTGCGGATGAAGCCAGCGATGCAGAAGAAGCTCAGCGATCCGGCCAGCAAAGCCCAGCCGGTACCAGCCAGCATCCAGACCCCGCTGCACGCCAAGCAGAAAGCGACCACTGCGCAGGCGATGAAAATATGAAATGCGTTCATGCGATCAGTGGGTCCCGAATGCCAGCCATGAAGTTGTCCATTCCTCCACGGCCTTCAGGGTTGAGGCTGATCAGAGAAACGGCGTTGAAAGTAGCCATCAGCGGGTCGATCTTTGCTGTGCCCGAAGCCTGCTTAGTGATCAAGAACGCGTTGGCCGATGGCACCCCTTTGGCGTTACCGCAGGACCAGGCCATTAGCGGTTGGCCGCAGTGCAGCAGCGTGCCTTCGGCAAGCTTGCGCTCTGTCGTCTTGATTGCGCCGGTGAGCTTCCAGCCCTGGGAGATGCCGACGATCTTGTCTTCCTCGACCTCAGCATCCGCCAAGGCATCAAGAACAGAGCCAATCCCTGCAGGGTCGAGCCCCACCTTATCCAGAAGACCGGTGGCATTGACCCGGGCGACGATAGCCGCGAATTGCGCTACGTCTTCACCAATACGCTCGACGATGGTGAGGTCGCCTGCTTTCTCCAGGTCTCTGAGTCGCGGAGCCTCAGATTTGCGCCGTTCAAGAACAGAAGGATGTGCCCAAGCGTGAGCCCAGTGGAACCACCTGCGGGTACCCGCCTCCCGCCCGATCACTGCCAGCCCGAGCAGGTCATCAAGGCCGCCTCCATCACCACCAACATCGACCACTTCGCACCGGGTGAGGATTTCATCAAGGTTCAGCCACGTAGCAGCTTGAGCCTCCCAAAACTCCGCGCCGACCCATGCGTCTGACATCAGCGCGAGGCCGATCTCAATATTGAGATGCTTGGCTAAAAATCCGCGAAGCTCAGCCTCGCCATCCAGTTCAGCCTGCATGAACAGGCGTTCTAGGGTGGGGCGGTCGACGGAGTAGTCGATGTTCGGATTGACCAGGTGGAAGTTCTCAGGCTTCCGCGCCTCGCCGCTCTTGATCATCTCTTGAGAGAACTCATAGATGATCGGCAGGAAGCGGTTGTCGTCGATCCGGCCATCACGCACGCCGCGTGCATAGTTGAGCTTGGAGCGGAACACACCCGCCGGCGGCTCATTCGACTGGGTCGTGAGCCAGATGATGAAGCCTTCGGGTCGCGACAGCAGACCGCCAGTCGCCTCACGGATCATGTCAGCGGCTTTCGGGTTTTTGCCGAATAGCCAAGCTTCGTCGATGAGGACACCGACGGCTTTCTTGCCGCCCACCACATCGCTATCCGCAGCCACCACCTTCAAGGTGGCACCGGTCTCGCGATGGGTGATCAACCGCAGGTGCGGCTGAACATGCAGCAACGCTTTCAGCTCGTCGTCATTGTTGACCATGTCTTTGGCCGGGATGAACGAGTTGTCGGCAATCTCCTTGGTCGGCGCCAGGATGATGAACTCAGCCGAAAGACGCCAGTTGCGGATCAGTGCGGTCAGCATGATCCCTGCAGCGATCGTAGATTTACTGTTTTTCTTCGGGATGCAGAGCATCACTTCGCGGATCAGACGCTCGCCAGTCTCGCTGTTGTAGCTGCCGAAGATGGCCCCGGCGAATGCCAAGACCCAGGGTGCGCAGGCAGCCTCAATGGTGGGGCTGCCCGGGGCATCGACGATCTTCAGCCCCTTGAACACGTCGAGGCCGGCTTCAGCTTCGTCTGGAAACAGCGGCTCGGGGATGATTGATTCGCTCGCAGCCAGGCACCTCCACCAATCCGGGCAGGCGGTTGTCCATTGCATAGGTCAGTTCTTCACTACGGAGAGAGGCGGCTTGCCCTGGGAGTACTTGCCTTTACCGACCTGCTTGGCGGCCTCGGCCTTCTGCTCTTTCTTGCCCTGGTCGGCGACCTTGCCGTGCACATAAGGCATTAACGTCTTGGCCGCTTCCAGCCGCATGCGCATGTCGGCGCCTTCTGCGTTCATCAGTTCAGTGAGGAAGGCTCGCGGGTCGTCGGTCTCGGTTAACGACAGCTCATCGGCGTGCTGCTCCTGAGGTTGTTCGGCTTTAACTTTTCGAGACGGTTTAACCTCGGTGCTGGAAGCCTGCTTTTGCTTCAACCGGCGTCCGACTTCAGCAAGGACATCGGGGTCCTTCGCAAGCTTGGAGCCCGCTTGCGACGCGGTTTTCTCCGAATATCCGGCAGCGATCGCCGCCTCGCGATTTGTGGCACCCGACAGCAAAGCGTCAACAAACCGCCGCTTCTTGTCGGTTAAAGCCATGGTTAACTTTTCCTGAAACGGGAAAAAATGTGTACGTGGGGTCGGAGGCGGTCTAGCTAGATGAGAACCCCTAGCTTTTTCCCCCCCTTCCCCTTTCGAAGCATGTCACTGACGTGCTTCATGAGTTCGCCCGGCCGCCTCGCGACGATCTGCTGACGCCTCAGCCACCTAGGCCGGCAGCCTCCTCGGCCTGCTTGACCGAGTCGTGGCAGGGCTTGCAGAGGCTCTGCCAATTGGCCTGATCCCAGAAGAGAATCATGTCTCCACGGTGAGCAACGATGTGGTCGACAACACTTGCCGCTGTTGTGCGGCCACTCCGCTCGCAGTAGACGCATAGCGGGTTGTCGCGCAAGTATTGCTCTCTGGCCTTCTGCCACTTGTAGTCGTAGCCACGCTGGGAGCTGGTCATGCCACTTCGCCAACTCCCCGGCGATACAACTTTGATTCGTGTACCGATACTCTCTTTGATTCGAGAATCGAGGGTCTTGAGCCGTCCTGCCATTCGTCGACCTTATATGAGTCAGACTGCGATCATTCATGATTGCATCTAATACTTAGGTATCTGCCTGGGGAGGCTCGAACATGCAACCAAGATTCGTTATCGTTCCGGCTGTGCCAATCGAAGGCGAGTCCTTCCAAATTGGTAACCGGTTCTATGCCGCCACCATTTCGGGCGGCTTTGATATCTATGACAATCAGGAGAAGGAAAGACGGAAGTTCAGCTTTAAAACCAGATCTGAAGCCGCAGAGACGTGCAACAAGATGAATGCCGAATCACGAAACCCAGAGGAGTTATTCCCTTTGCTGCGCACAGACTGAACCGCCACGAAATGGCGCTTCACCAAGTCGTGGCGCGACTCAGAAGGCCGGCCGCTTACTCGCCGCTCCACCCCATCAGCTTGAGCTGATCGTCTATGGCGGTCAGCTCGCTCCTGAAGTGATCTGCCAGCGGCGTTATAATCGTCGCCAGAACCTCTGGCGTCTGGTAGTCACCAGTAATCGCAAGTGCAACACCGGAACCGCTCAGCAACGTATCCAACCGTCGCTGCACCTGGTCGCGCTTGAAGAACAGGCTGTTCGCTGTCGCAATCTGGTCTCGGTTCATCGTTTACCCCTGCGCCTTGCGAGACAGGAACAGATCGGAGTAGCCGCGAAGCTTTTCCACTCCCATGAAACCAACCATGCCACCGGCGAAGGTGGCCATGCCCTGTGGCAGGCCCATCCATTCGAGCAGCGGCACCAGGGCCAAGGTGATTAGGCCGCACAAGGCGCCCTCCAAGAACATCTGCCGGCGGGTGCCGCCGCCATACACCACCCGAAGGACGGCGATCGCGACCGACAAGCCAGCGGCATACAGCTGGGGCTGATGGGCCAGCACCCAGGTGAGCACAGCGGCCCACAGGCCAGGATCCTTCTCGGGCATGTTTGGCATCTCGGTTCCTCCCTTTTGGGGAGCGAATAGATTTGGCCCCAACAGCACTCCCAGCTCGGGGCGATGGGTGTGGTGGAGCCGAAAACGAAAAAGCCCCGGCGAATGCCGAGGCTCTAAGGAGGCTGCTGGGGATGACGAGTTTGCTCTCGCGCACCTACCGCAAAGTACCACGAAAGATACGGGTGAGGACCGGGGCTGTCAAGCGGCTTCACGACGAATATCGATCGCACCATCGATCCAGGCCACACCTGCCTTCCACAGCTGGCGGGTCTTCTCCTCACCAAAGCCAAGCTTCTTGCCAACATCCCTGAGCGAGGTGTCGCGGGAGGTGTAGTACTTGATGATGACCTGGCCGCACTCTGGGTAACGCTTACTGAGCCGGCCTACCAGACGGTCAATGAACAAGGCATCGTCATCCGTGATCATTGGATCGAGGATGGTGTTCTCCCGCGATGCGCAGCACGAAACGCCGGAGCCCAGTACAACCCAGCGACCCCAGTGCTCCAGCAGGTATTCAGCCGACTTTTCTACGTTGCTCATGTCCTTCCCCCTCAATCGCCGGTGTAGTTGGTGCCGCCGGCGCCGCGCCGGTTGCTTCCCTGATATGTAGCCTCAGGCCCGGATGCCTGAGGGTTCTTCAATTGCTCGATCTGCCGATGCGCGGCCCGCAGGGCCATGCTCAGCTGGGTCACCAGCTCATCCAGCGCCAGACCCTCGCCTGTTGCAGCCGCCACAAAGCCCGAGGCGTTGCAGTGGTCGCATGGCAGTTCGTAGAACACACCCTTGGTGACCGCTCTCCCACGGCACAAAGGGCACTTGTCCAGCTCGATCACGGCCTTTTTGAAGGCTGGGCCGTGGTTCTTCATCACTTAGCTACCTTCAGTCCTTGGGCGGTAATGGACTCAACTACCTGGGATACCCACATCTGCCCATCCATGGCCAGTGGCAGCTCCACCACCACTGCCTCCCGGGAGGCCTGCCAAACCAAGAAATAGATCTGGTAAGGGTGAATCAGCTGGCTTTGGCACCAGGCAGCAAACTCTGCATACCCTGGGTGCCCAGTGATTGCCTGCTCTACCAGCGCCGGGAGGTCATTGCGCATCCTGTTGCCGCTGCTCATTTTGAATCCTCGCTTATGGTGGATACCGGAAGTCCGCCGAACCCCGCTCGCTCTGCGGCCTTGCAGAGAATCCATGAATCCGTTGATCTATCACCGGTCAAGCCGTGAACCGAGGCGAAACCCTTCTGATCAAGGTGGGCGTGCCACTTCTCCAGCGCCTCACGCTTGCGCGCCATGACGTCGGACTGGATGTACACCTTCACGTTGTGGCCCATGGCATGGTTGATCAGCAGCTCACCCACCAGGTGGTCGACGCCCAGGTCAGCCCAACCGGTGCGGGCCAGCTTGCGCAGGTCGTGGCTGGTCCACTCGCCCTGCCCCATAACGGTGAACACGGCGGATGCCTTGGCCTCGCTCATGGGCTTGCCCTGGCGCCCCGGGAACAGAAACTCGCCGTCGTAGCCTTCGTTGCGCTGGATCTCGCGGTAGGCCATCAGCAGGAAACGCACCTGGTCGGTCAGTGGCAGACGGTGCTGCACGCTGGTCTTGGTGTGCTCGGCGGGAATAAACCACTCTCGCTCGGCCAGGCTGATGTGGCTCCAGCGGGCCAGGCGGGTTTCGCCCAGTCGGGTGCCGTGGCACAACATCATCAGGGCCAGCACGCCATGCTGCGGCCGGTTGGCCAGCGTGCTCTTCATGCGGGCCATCAGGTCGTCGAGGTGCACACCACGCAGGCGCGACGGCTTGACCTTGACCTTGGCCTTGGAGAAATCACCAAAGCGGATGCCGGCCATGGGGTTCGAGCTGATCTTGCCGAGCTTGCGAGCCTGCCGGAACGCCAAGGCCAGCAATTGGACCACGAGGCGCACGTAGTCGATCGACAACGACTCTTGCAGCGGCCACATCAGCTCGCGGTCGAGCAGCGCCTTGTCGATCTGGGCCAGCGGGATCTGGCCGAGCCGCGGCACCAGGTGCTGCTTGATAGCCGACGCCGCCGTGCTCTTGCGCTTGGTCGACAGGTTGCGGTCGCGGGACATGCGCTCAGCGAACCAAGCCAGCAACTCGCCGGTCAGCACCCAGCTCGATAGGTTGGAACCCTCACCCGCTTCCAGCCGCAGGCGGATATCAGGCAGCGCAGCGGCCACCTTGGCAGCGCTCAGCTCAGGGTATGAGCCGATCAGGTTCCACTTGCCCTTGTGGATCAGGTACCAAGACCCGCGCTCCCGGGAACGGTGAAAGCGAAAATACAGGCCGTGGTTGCCCAGAGCGCGCAGGTCACGCACCTGGCCGGCGGCCTGCCGGCGAATCTCTGCATCGCTGATTTTCACAGCGGCGGTGTTGGTCATGCTGCAACCTCCGTTTTCGGCAGCAGCAAGTAGGCCCGCAGCTGCTCCATAGCGTCGAAGTGCCCTCGGCACACGATGGCGAGATAGCCCTGATCATTTAGGCGCCGGATACACGCCTGCTGACTGGGCGAGACGGGCGCGGGGTCAACCGTCGCCTTGAATTCGATGTACATGCCGAAATAGCCGCCCCGGGCCATCGGCAGCACCAGATCAGGGATGCCGGCCTTCACGCCCTGGTCCTTCAGCTTTTCAGCAACCTTCTTGTGCCTGTGGCCGCCATTCGGTACGTGGTAGATCAGCTCGAATACGTCCGGGTAGCGAAGCGCGATTTCTTCCATCAACGCGGCCTGCTCTGGGCCTTCCCGGTCTACAGGCTTCGCCCGAGGCTTCTTGGCCCGTACAGGCTTCATGATCGCCGGCTTCACTGTTCAGCCCTCCCCAGCTGGGCTTGGATCTTCGCCAGGGCTTCAGGTGAGACGAACGCCCGGCCGCCCAACATGATCATCGTGTCGCAAGGGACTTCCTTCGCACGCTTCCGGTAACGAAGGGCCGGAGCGTTCTTCCAGTGGCACCACTTCCGCTCTGTCTGCCAGCGAACGGTTTTCGTCCTTGGCAGGTGCTCGCTGACATAGATCGGGATGCCGCTGAACATCATGGCTGGACTGATCATGCGGCCACCTTCCCTTCGCTCACGAGGATGGCGAGCGTTCGCACTACGCCTTCCAGGTGCATCAACCGCAGCTCTTCGTGGCTGAACGTGGTCTTCCTGCGCGAATCGACAGCGTCATGGCACGCGCTGCAAGACCAGGCGCCCTGCAGGTCGTTCGGCTTGATACCCGCGCCGCAGGTGCCGGCCAGGCGGTAGTGCGCCAGAACGGTGGTTTCCGGGTTTCCGTTGCACACGCCAGGAATGCGTACCTGGCACTCCCGGCCGCGCGCGGCCTTAGTCAATTTGGTCTGCCGCATGGTCAGAACTCCTCCTTGCCACGGTGAGATTCCCACTCGAAGGGCACCACCACTCCGCCACCCTCGCGCAAGCGGTCGTAACACCGCTCGCCCATGGCGTGGCGCAGCTGGCTGGCCTCCAGATTGGAGATCACCACAGTGGGGCGCATCTGCTCATAGCGCCCGTTGATGATCGAAAACAGGGTTGTCAGCTCAAACTCACTCGGCTGCTCTTTGCTGACGCCTACCTCGTCGAGCACCAGCAGCGACGGCTCGATCAGGCTGGACAGGATGTCGGCCTCGGACTGTTCGCTTTGGCGGACGTAAGTGGCGCGGATGGACTGCAGAATCGCGCCCACCGTGCGGTACACGGCGGTGGCAGAGGTGTTGCGCATCAGCTCGTTGGCCATGCCGGCACCCAGGTGGGTCTTGCCGGTGCCGACCTTGCCCAGCAGCATCAGGCAACGCCCGGTACGCTCGATCTCCTCGAACGCGGCCACGTAGCGCGTGCAGTAGGCTAGGGCCTTGCGCTGGCCTTCGTGCTCTACGCGGTAGTTGGCCAGGGTCCGCTCGGCGAATCGCTTCGGGATCAGCGCTGAACCCAACTTGCGGGTCATGGCCTCGCGCTTCAGGCGGGCTTCCTCGGTCTGCTGCTTGGCCTGGCGCTCGGCAATGGCGGCCTTCTCGCACTCTGGGCAGCGCCCGACGATCTCGCGCCCCATGAGCATGGTCACGCGCTGCTCGAAGTCGCCGTGATGCTCGCAGTGCGCAGGTTGGACGCGGAAGCCGGCGGCGTTTCGCACGTCGGACATGGTGATCACCGATTCAGATCGCATAGGTACCGTCCTCCCGCGAGGCCAGGCCAGCGGTGTAATCGCGGTCGTTGAAGCCGTGGTGGCGGCTATGGTGTTTGGCTTGGGGCGCCGGCTGGGCGCCGATCCGCTTGGTGATCCAATCCACCTCGAAACCCTGCCAGCCGTTCTCGACAGCGATCGCCAGGGCCTGGTCCGGCTGCACGCCGAAGGCCTTGCACTGCTCGAGCTTGGAATTCAGGGTCGACCAGACTCGGGCGGTCAACGGAGCGCGCTTGGCTTTGCGGACGGCAAGGTAATCAGCGATCAGCGCCTCGCTCAGGTCGTGCGGGTTGTCGGCCAGCATCGCTACCTTGCCGAAGGGAGCCTTGCGCTCAGCCTTCACCGGGGACTGCCCAGATTCACTGGGGGGGCATGTAACATCTTCCGAAGGAAGATTTACATAGGGGGTTTCTTTCTTAGAATAAAGAAGGGAGCCGGCGGTTTTGGTCTGTTTCGACTCTTCGCCGATTCGGACCACTTCAGCCGAATTGGCTGTTTTGGTCTGTTTCGGATCATTCACGTATACCCAGTCTTTCGGGTCATTCACGCCGATGTCGCCCCGGGCACCACCTTCACGGAACAGCACGCGACGGCGCAACAGGCTGGAAACGGCCTTTGACACGGTGTCAGGGTGAGCGTGGATAGCTTTCGCAATGTCGGTGGCCGGGATGCGCTGGGCACCAGCCCCAAAGTTGATGGTGGCCTTGGCCACGTACAGCACAATCTTCATCTCCCGAGCGGAAAGATCGATAGCCAGCAGGCCATCCATGAGCTGGTTGTCCATCCGGGTGAACCCCCTGGACTTGTCAAGTGGGACGATGTTTGTCATGCTTAAACCCGTTATGAAGCTGTAGAGAAAGCCGCCCTGCCAGGCGGTTTTTTTTCGTCTGCGATTCAGGTACTGGATGAATCAGCAGGTGTTTCGATCATCTACTGGCTCAGTGCCAGATCAGTAATGATTCAAATATCAGGCTGCTTCTGGGTCGCGAGCCGTTGGCGGGAAGACATCGTCAAGGCTGCACTCGGCGCCTAGCCCGTTCAGCGCAGTGACAATCTTCCGGGCCGCATCCAGGCCGACACACCGTCGCCCGGCCTCGTAGTTGGCCAGACGCGACTGGTTCCAGCGGAGCTCCCGGCATAGCCGGGCTTGGCTAATCCCCGCAGCTACCCGGATCTTGCGAACGTTGTTCATTCGGGGTTCCTCAATGACTAGCACTCAGGATAAACACGCATCGTGTTAATATCAATCACAATAAGTGAAAGCCGTGTATTTCATTTCGTGATGAAATCCCGCGCATGAATGAATCACTGAGCCAGCGCATTAAGCGCTTGAGAAAAGCGACGGGAATGTCCCAGGCCCAGCTGGCAGATGCTTGCGGCTGGAAATCGCAGTCACGCGTCGGAAACTATGAAGCCGGTACGCGAGAGCCAACGCTGGCGGATATTGCCGCTATGGCAGCTGCCCTTGGAGTCGACCAATCCGAGCTACTCCTGAACTCTGCGGCAGTGACCGAGGTTTCGGCGCCAGCCCGGAGTACGACTGATCTTGTCAGGCAGATGCTCGCAAAGAGCGGCAAAGGCATTCCGGAAGAGGCCCGTCAGCGCCTCCTTGCTGCGGCTGAGGAGCCGAGCGCCAGCAGTGCCGTCGCGGCTAACTTCGTTCGCCCAGGCCTCGTGGGCGATGAGGTGTGGATTGCTCACTACGACGTGCGCGGAGCAATGGGCGATGGCGAAGTAGCTCACGACTTCCCTGAAATGCTGCAGGACATCCGCGTCAGCCCTACTCACCTGCGAGAGATGGGGGTCGAGTTCAAAGAGCACTTCCACCTGAAGCTCATTACGGGTGTCGGTCAGTCCATGGCCCCGACCATCAAGAGCCGCGACCCGTTGGTCGTTGACATCAGCATCCGTGAGTTCGTGGGCGACGGGATCTACTACTTCTCCCATCAGGGTCATCAGTACATCAAGCGTCTGCAGAAGAAGGGCCGCAACCACTTCAAGATGATTTCGGACAACACCAATCATCCGCCTGAGGACATCCGAGTTGATGAGACCTACATCCAGGCCCGAGTGCTGCTGGTGTGGAATGCGCACCTGGTGTGAATCATCCGCGAGCGGGGATTATCGGCAAGGATTTGGCGAGCTGGCAGCTTTAATTGTTGGCTCCATTAGCAAGGAAACTATATGTCGCGACTGATTTTGGCTGTATTTGGCTTTGCTTTGATTCCTGCGGTTTCTGTGGCCGCAACGCTACACGTGCCATCCGACCCCAAGGCTGCCTATACGATCTTGGCCCGGGATACCTCTGGCAATGAGCGTACGATCACGACGAAGCGCGTCGGATCGAGTGGCACGTCCTATTCTCGACGCCTGTACAACTGCGCAGATCGCACAGTGAAGTACCTCGGCAGCGGTGAAACCCTGGAGCAAATGAAGGCGTCTCAGCCTGATCCCCGAATGGGACCCATTGTGAGTGGTTCGATTGCCGATTACGTCGGCGCAGAAGCTTGCCGATAGACTGAGGCCTTCCCATGCCCCTAACCAAGCCTAACCAACAGCTGCGCCGAGACCTGAAGGATGCTGCTTTTGCCTTGGAAAGCGCCGCACTGGAGATCTTCCACAAGGCTCAAGGCGGTGAGGAAGACCAGTTCCTGGAGGCGATGAAGCGTGTCGGGAAGCTGCATGAGCTTGCCGATCGGTTGGTAGGGTATGGGGATGAGGTGAAGGCGGGGCGGATCATTCGGGCAAAGGAATAGATCCGGCAGATGCGAAGTTTCGACGGGAAGGTGCCTACATCTAGGTCCGGGTTCTGCTGGTGTGGAATGCTCACTTGATGTGATAGTTTGGCTGCGAAGAGTGAGTCAAGGGGAGCGCCCACTCTGCGGAACGCCGGAAATCCAAGAAGAGTCAGGCCGTTGCCAGTCTCCGAAAAACTGCGCCGCGGATGTGCATAAATTCATTCAGCTCTTCTGAAACACCCTTTTGCCCATAGAATCGGCCAGAGTCAACACCATAGTCAACGGTCAACTGAAGACGCTTCCGGAGATCTGCCACATAGACAGGATCATATTCTTCCCGTCCGTGTTTACCCTTCTTTAAAATCCTTGTAACGATTTCCCCTTCCTTGAGGACATCCACTAATCCGTTCCGCTCCGAGAGCTCAAAGTCAAACCTTCCCAGTTTTTCTCGCAAATCACTGAAAGAAAGATACTTGTCGGATTTCATGATTTTTCGTGAATTCCGAAGAAGCCAGTCGACTATTACTGAAATTTCATCTTCACGCTTTTCTGCTATTTCATGAGCTGCAATTTGCCGAGTAAACTCAAACATATCGTCATCATTGCAGCGATCAACCCAAATATTGTTTTCACCTAGATAATATAGCGCGCTCAGGAGAGCGGTTCGCTTATTACCGTTATGAAAGCAATGATTTGCGATGATCCCATGGAAGATCGCGGCCCCCTTTTCGTACTCCGTTTCATAGGCATCTCTGCCATGAACTGTTTGAAAAGGTCTGGCGCATGCTGATTCAAGCAGATTGTAGTCCTTAACTCCAGAGGGTTCTAAAGGGTCATCCGAATCCGCAAAGTGATCAACCAAATACAGGTGGATACTTTCTACCAACTCCCTGTCCATCTTCCCCTCGGAAAAGCTTTAGAGCTTTGAAAATTTAGATTTGAGTGTTTCGTTATTGTAATACGCGTCAGCAGCCAGCTCGTCGAGCTGAGAAACGTCAAACTTTACACTCCAGTGCTTAAGCCAGCAGGAGAAATCATCAATGTCAAAAGTGTGCTTGGCAAGCCCCTCAAACATCTCAACCACTTGCTCCCATGGCGCCTTAAGCATCACTCCATTAATTAGCAAAAACACCATCACGGCCGCAGCCGCAGTTCTTTTATTAGCATTAAAAAATGGATGATTTTGGACCAACGCTTCGGAAAAAACTGCACCCAGTACAAAAATATCGCTGACGCCAGCGTAATTTTGATACTGAATAGCTCGATATTGAGCGGATGAGAGCCCTGAAAGATTCAGGACCCCCACTGGCTCCATCGGAGTTTGAGCATCAATCAAATTATGATTGAGCGACGCTATGTCTGATTCACTTAGCCATTGAATTACATTTGCAGATCCAGCCATATCAAACTTTCGCCAATTCTTCAAAGGCACGTTCGTATTGCGCAAATATAATCAAGAACGCGTTGTTAACCTGCTTCGTGTGGGCAGAATAGCTTCTTCTACTGACCACAGCGCTCACGTTTCCATTTTTCGCGTTTGGACGAATTGCCCCTGGTTTAGTGTGTGCCATAGCTATCTCCAGCATGTGAGCCTTCTCCTTAAGTCTGTAGCTTAGGCCGATCTTGGCCTAGTTTCCTGCGGCTTCACGGACATGCTTCGTTCTGTGCAAGCAATCTCACGCGCTCACACGCACGTCTTATATCCTCAACCGTATCGTCTTGACAGTGGTTTCGCTGCGTTTTATCAAAAATATTTTTTGTCAAGGCAGCAAGGCTGTACATCCAACCAGTATTACGATCTCTAGAGACGATCAGAAAGGCGCCTCTTCCTCCACCACCTCCTCCTCCCAGTCCTTCTCCACGACCAGGTCGTCGCGATCCTCGGCGCTCTGCGGCTCCCACCGAACCGTCACGCTCTCGTCGTCGTTGAAAGTCAGGTCTAGCTCTGGCGTTTCGGTTAACAGCCCCATCACCTCCTCCCACTCCATGTCTCCATCCGTGTCCAGGCGATGGATTGTCACCCACCGCTGAGACTGTGCAATGGGGTGATTGATCATCGACGAAATCCGCAGCCCGAGCCGCTCTACCCCGCTCATCTCTTGGCGTCCTTGTGGTGCCGTCTTCTTCTGCTTGGACATAAGCTATCTCCTTTACTGTATATCCATCCAGCTATTGCAATGAGCTTACATCACGCCTCGTGAAACGTGAACCCGCCTCGTAGGGAAAATCCCCAACACAACCTCAGGCAAAATAAATCACACATTGTGTTGACATAAAAAACACGATGCGTGATATTTGCCTCAACACGCAGCCACTCACCAGGGACTGCCGAGGCCCTCACCGGCCACCGCTCTTTACACAACCAGACGTGACCACCTCGACGCACCCAGGCCATTACCTGGGTCGGGACAAGCTAAGTCGTCGACCACGCAGCCTCTGGATAGCTGCCGGACCTCAGGCATTGAGGGACGCCTAACCATGCAAGCCAGCCGGGAAGAACACCGAACACGAAATGTGTGACCCGGCCAGGTGGGGATACCGCGGCGCCGCGCATGGTGCGGACAACAGATTTCACTGACTGGCCTTGGCGACAGGGCCAGGCGGGAAATCAACCGATAGCGGAGCATGTAGAGATGACCACGATTATCCAAGACCGCTTCGATAGCGGTGCCCAAGTGAGCCTGGAGATGGACAAGAGCGAGGGCGAGCTGTTCGTCTTCCACTGCCCGGCAGGCCAAGGCTGCAAGGTCAGCAAATGGCCGCTGGATAGCTATCACATGCCCATCGCGATGGCTCATTACGAGCAATGTCTCGAGCTGGAACGGGCTGCCTTTGAAGCCTGCTCCACGTCAGCCTGAAGTTAACTGCCCGACGCCCTGCTACCCATCGCAGGCTGCATCGGTGTGTGATCTGAGTACCGTCACCCAGCGCGAGAGCAATGGGCGACAAACGTCATGCAGATCACACCCCGATGCAGTTTTCACCAGTTTAAAGCGCATCACCGTAAGCCTTATCCAAGTTAAGGCTCACCGCAGTAAAGATTAATCGACGTACACGCAGGCGAATCCGGGGCCTACCCGGCCAGACCAGATGCATGTGAGGTAGCGCTCACCGCCTGCACCCCTTCCCTTCACATACGACCGCATTGGCAGGCGCCAGGCCACCTTCACGGTGGGTCTGGTCACCCGCGCTTGGCGCCTGACCAATGCGGTTGCTGAGGACAATCATGGAAACGATCACTTGCGGCTCATGGATTGGCCAGCTCGGCAAGGCGCTGGCTCCCCGTGAGCTCGAAGCACTGCTGTGGGTGGCTCAAGGCCTCACTACGAAGGAAATCGCCCGCCAGATGGCGGTCAGCCCGGGCACCGTGGCCAACCGGATCGAGGCAGCGCTGTTCAAGCTGGAAGCCGGCCGGCGCATCGAGGCGGTCACTAAGGCCATGCGCCAACAGCTCATCAGCCCGCTCTGCATCGCCCTCGCCTGCCTCATCGCCATGCATGCGGTGATCAACGACAGCGACCCCATGCGCCGAGACCGCCGCGCGCCAGAGCGCCGCACCGCCCAAGTTCGAATCGTTCGCAAGGCCGAGGCCTTCGAGCTCCACGCCTGATCACAATGAGGAATACCACCATGCAAACAGCCATTGAACAGAGCAAGGCCGGGCTCGAAACGCTCCGCCAGGAAGTCATCACCGCTACCGAGGCATTCCACGCCAAGTCGCGTTTCACCGTAACCAAGGCCGGGAACGGCTGGATGGTGGTCTCGTCCCGCGACAATCGGGTCTACGGCCGCAACACCAGCTATCCACAGGCAGTTCGCTATGCGGAAAGTCTGGAGCGCGCCATCGAGGCGAAAGCCCTGCCTGTTGTTGCCCTGGTGAGGGCCCGCCAGGTCGGCGAGAGCGCGACGCGCTGGTGCTCACTCATGGCCCTGCTGTTCATCGTTGCGGCAGCGGTTGCTCAGTCATGAGTCGCGGGGTCAACAAGGTCATCTTGGTCGGAACCTGCGGCCAAGACCCGGACGTGCGCTACTTGCCGAACGGCAACGCCGTAACCAACCTGAGCCTGGCCACCAGCGAGCAGTGGACTGACAAACAGTCGGGGCAGAAGGTCGAGCGCACCGAGTGGCACCGTGTTTCGCTGTTTGGCAAGGTCGCGGAGATCGCCGGCGAATATCTGCGCAAGGGCTCGCAGTGCTACATCGAAGGCAAGCTGCAAACTCGCGAGTGGGAGAAGGACGGCATCAAGCGCTACAGCACTGAGGTGCACGTCGACATGCGCGGAACGATGCAGCTGCTCGGCAGCCGGCCGCAGGGTCAGCAGCCCGGGCAAGTGCCAGATCGGCAGCCGCAGCAGCGCCGGCCAACGCCTCAGCAGCAGAACCAGCAGGCCGCGCCGCCGGATCACGACAGCTTTGACGACGACATCCCGTTCGCCCCGCTCCACTACCTCGCCGGCGCGTAGAGATGAAGCGCCGGCAGCGTGTTCACCCACCCGCGTACTACCTCGGCCGCGCCTGCCGCGACAACAGCCAGTCACGCGATGCCCAACCTTACGACTGGCTAACGGTGAACTGCGGTTGGTGGCTTGCCGGCTGGCATGACCGAGACATGGAGCTTTCCGCTTGAAACGCATCACCGCGCGCGTCCGCCACGGCCGGCGCCAGCAGCACATCAATCTGCCGCCCAGCGGCTTGGGAGGTATCAGCAATGGCGAAGACGCCAACCCAGCGCAAGCAAGAACAGCGCGAGCGGGACAAGCTGACGAAGGAAGAGCGCGAAGCCCTTTTGCTGTCACGCCGCATTGTCACGGACCTCTATCACAACACGGACAACGCACTTAAACGCTCGATGGCCCGCGCCGGGATCGAGGAAGAGCAGGACCTGATTTCGCGCCTCATCCACGGCGCCGATCGCCTCACGGACAAGCAGCTCGAAAGGCTGATTCGCACAACGTGACATGTCGCCGTGACAGGCGATCCAGACAAAACAGACTCATTGCCACCATGCCGCATGCCGGCCACGGAGAATCACCCATGCCCATTCGCCACGCAGTGATGCACTTTATCGACAAGAAGCCGGACGGCAGCCCAGCGGTCCTGCACCTGGCCAGTTCGGAGCTTCCGGACAGCGCCGCTATCCAAAACCTGCTTTGCGACGTTAATGGCACCTACAACGCCAAGACCGGAAAGGGCTGGGGCTTCTTCCACCCCGCGTCCGGCGCCTATCCACTCAGCGGGTGGCTGGGCAAGGTCATGATCGACGAAATAGCGTTCCTCGACTTCACCAGGACCGGAGCGGAGCACTTAACGAAGCTGATGGAGGAGTTGAACCTGTCTGTCGGTGGTCACGTTCTGTTCGCACTCTACACCCAGGGCATGACTGACTACCTGATGATCGCAATCCTTCAACAGGTTGATACGGTAGCCGTTGCCCATGACCTGACCGTTGCCACATCCCGCCAGATCGACACCCGAACATTGCACTTCGCCGCTCGAATCAACCTGAGCGAGTGGAAGAACAACCCGGCGTCGCGGCAGTACGTTTCCTTCATCAAGCCGAAGGGCGGTCGCAAGTCTACCGCCTACTTCCGCGACTTCATTGGAGCGCAGGAAGGAGTCGACGCCCCGGGCGAAACCCGCACCCTGCTCAAGGCCTTCGCCGACTTCGTGAAGGCCGAGGATCTGGCAGACGACACCGCCAGCGAGAAAAGCCACAACCTGGTGGCCTACGCACAGGCACAAGGAAAGATCGACGAGCCTATCAGCCTGGACGAACTATCTGAGTTGATGAACGAGGACAGCCCCAAGACCTTCGCCGAATTTATCCGGGCAGGGGAATACGGGATCTCCGAGTGCTTCGCAGCCGACAAGCGCACCCTCAACCAGTACCGACGCTACACCGGGCGCGCCGAAGGGATGTCAATCAGCTTCGAGGCCCATCTGCTCGGCAAGCGCGTCGAGTTCGACCAGGACAGCGCCAGCCTCACCATTAAGAACCTACCGACTCAGCTGATTGACCAGCTCAAGCGTTCATCTGCTGCCTGATATCAGCTCAGGTTGGGGGCCGGCAAGCTCTTCATAGGCAGCAGGAACAGCTACCCGCAGTACGCCGCTAAGACATAGAGCCTTGAGTTGTTCTTCGGCGCCACGCATAGCGTCGGCGCTGGTTCGCAAATTCTGGGTGGTTGGTATTTGTTTTGACCTGTACGCGGAGCCCGCCTTAACACGAACATTAGCCTCGCCCTGCCAGGGGCCTTCGCCGAGTGAAGTTGCAGACAGGAAGTAATGAACCCCGGCGAACACGCTATCGAATTTCATCCCCTTGCCCTCGCTATGCGGTCTTGATGGTTCTTCGTCATACCGCACCATCAAAGAAAACTCAACCATGCCGCATCCGGCCACGGAGGGCGGCGCATGCATGGAGAAAGCCATGAGCCAATTCTACCTTCAGGACAGTCGGAGCCATGTCGGTGACGGCCTCATGTTCTGGGCCCTGGGCGGCGGGTACACCACCAGCCTCGACAAGGCCGAGGTTTTCACGCAAGAGCAGGCCTGCAGCCATCGCGATACCGACATCCCTGGGCCAAAAGACTACGTTGACGCCCGCGCACACGTTGGCGTCGATCATCAGTACATCAGCCTGGATGAAGCCCGCGACCACCTGACCCCGGGATGCACTGTTGTCCTGCAGATCCCTGGGCACTGGAACGGGAACGACATTGCCTTGGCCAGGTGGCCAATAGGCCACACCTTCCGATTCGAGAAGGCACATCACCTCACCTTCGAGGCTGCCAAAGCGATCGGCAACACTCCAGAGGAAGCGGTGATCTGGCCCTTGTCTTACCTTGAGGCCAAGGCCAGGCGCCTGGTGCATAAGCGGGACGTGAATATCAAAGAAGCCCTCCGTGGCACCGGCATTGAGATAGCGAAGCCGCGGAAGCAGCGCAAGCCCTGTGACCGACCGCTCAACTGCCATGGCTGCGGACGCTTCATCAGCTGGGACGGCCGATTCCTCAACGACTGCCAGAACTGCGGCGCGAACAACTGCCCGTGACCCTCCGGCGCTACCCGCCCGCCTCAGTCGACTGAGCGGGCGTCAACACAAGTTGCAACGCATTCGACGATCGCCGTGAAGCTACCGGTGAAGCTGTGCCGCAGCTCTCGCGGCATGTCGTAGGAAAAGTGGATCAGCCAGGAACCGTCGCCCAATAGCACAGCCTCCCGACGATACTTAGCAACCTGATCCTCATCAATTCCGAGAACTGCTGCGACTTCCTGGTTTGTTGGCTCGCGGTCCATCGGGGATTCAACTCGCTGGTCTGGAATCACAAGCAATAGACCAAACGACATCAAATTGCCACTAATAAACGCCACCCCGGCGAGGGCGGCGCCTGCACGCAAGGACCACAACATGACCTGTATGACCTCCCTCGCCCTGCCCTTCGAAAAGGAGCTGGTCGTCGATCTCTTCGCCGGCGGAGGCGGCGCCAGCAGCGGAATCGCTGAGGCGTACCGCGAACCGGATGTGGCGGTGAACCACAACCCGATCGCCCTGGCTGTGCACCGCGCCAACCACCAGCAGACCGAGCACTACGTTGCAGACGTGTTCGAAGTCGATCCGATCCTGGCAACGAAGGGGCAGCCGGTCGGCATCTTGTGGGCTTCGCCCGACTGCCGGCACCACAGCAAGGCCAAGGGCGGGAAACCCCGTGACCGCAAGATTCGCGGCCTCGCATGGGTGATCATTCGCTGGGCATACCAGACTCGTCCGCGACTGATCTTCCTTGAAAACGTGGAAGAGTTCGCCGACTGGGGGCCGCTCGACGATGAGGGCAAGCCGGTCAAAGCCGAAAAGGGCCGGACATTCCAAGCGTTCGTGAACGTCCTGGGCAAGGGGATTCCAGAGGATCACCCAGACCTGCCTGAGATCTTGGCCGAAATCGGCGACCACGTACCCAAGGAAGCACTGGTGCGAGGCCTTCGCTACAACTTCGAGCACCAGGTGCGCGTCGCGGCCGATCAGGGCGCGCCAACGATCCGCAAGCGCCTTTACGGCATCGCGCGGCGCGATGGCAAGCCCATCGTCTGGCCGGCACCGACACACCACAAGAACCCGGGCAAGGGTCAGAAAGCCTGGCGATCCGCCGCCGAATGCATCGACTGGGAACTGCAGGGCCGCACGATCTTCCGGGACGACGCTCTGGTCGAAAACACAATGAACCGTATCGCCAAAGGCCTGTGGCGGCACACCCTGGCCTGCAACGACCCGTTCATAGTCCCGCTGCGCGGAACCTCGAAGTCGCACACCAGCACGCACAGCGTCGGTGAGCCAGCCTCGACCATCAGCGGTGGCGGTACCCATCACGCCCTGGTTCAGCCGACGATGGCGATGGCGGGATGCCTTACTGAGCATGCGAATGGGTCGACCCAGCGCACTTTCGACACTCTTGAGCCACTGCGAACCCAAGTTGCTCAAGTCAAGGGAGGCCACTTTGCGTTGGTCGGCGCGCATCTGACACACCTGACGCACCATGGCGATCGATCAGGCTACCCTGCCACGGACCCTGCCATGACGGTGACAGGCGCCAATCGCGGCGAGCAGGCACTGGTTTCGGCCTCCCTGGTAACGTTACGCAAAGGCTGCGTGGGTGCTGCCGCAAACGGCCCTCTCAGCTGCATCACGCAAAACAGCGGTCACCACGCTGTTGCATCCGCCCACTTGGAGCAGGCCAACGGCGGCTTCTACAAGGGCGACGGCCGTGCAGCGGACGATCCGTTCTCGACCGTCCTGGGCAAAGGCTCAAATCAGCGTCTGGTCACTGCCTACATGGTGAAGTACTACGGTGCCGAGAAGGACGGGATCTCACTTCGTGAGCCGGTCCACACGATCCCGTCGAAGGATCGCATGGCTGTGGTCGAAGTCGTCCAGTTGCACAGCCACACGCTGACAGATGAGCAACTGGCCGGTGCCCGCAAGTGCGCGGCGTTCCTCCGAAAATACCTGCCGCAGCACTTCACCGAGCACGCCGATATCGTCATGGTCGGTGACTACGTGCTGATCGACATTACCCTGCGCATGCTGCAACCGCACGAGCTGAAACGCGCCCAAGGCTTCCGACCGGACTACATCATCGACCGAGGCCTGTTCCTCGATGAAGTGACCGGCCAGCTGCACTGGAAAGCCATCAGCAAGACTGACCAGGTGAAGCTGCTGGGCAACAGTGTCTGCAAGGACGAAGCCCGGGCCCTTGTCGCGGCGAACGCATCCGACCTCATCGAACTCTACCAGCGCCTGGCGGCCTGACGTTGCCAGCAGGAGACACCCATGCCCACAGAAAACCGATCCAGCACCATCGAGCAGCATGACCATATCGAGGGGATCATCGATATGGTAAGCGTGCCGCGCGAGTGGCTTAACAGCGTCGCCCTTCTGCAGATGCCGCTCGACGAACTTCAGGAACAAGCCATCCAGCATCTTTGCGAGCCCTGCAATGAGCCAGCCCCGCAGCCCCACCCCGAGCCTATAGCCTGGATGGTTGGTACTGCCTTCTGGTGGACCAATGAAGAGGCAGAGCGGGATGTGGCAGCGACTGGGCTGCCGATTGTGGGCCTGGGACCGATGTCCGGCTTAGCGCCTGCCGAGCAGAACCAGGGCCAGCCCTATGGCTGGGCTCACGACGACGGCAAGGAGTTCACCACTCATGCCGATTATGCGAGCGACTTGCAGAGAGAGGGCATTCAGATGATACCCCTCTACACCCGCGCCGATTCTGGGGAGGTTGAGCGGCTGCGCGAAGCACTGAAGCTGGAGCAGGAAGCCACCACAAAGTGGCAAGAAACGGCCGTAACCTTGGGCGCCCAGCTGGCCGAACAGGGTGACGCTTCGCGCAATGCCTTGGAAGTCCTGCGTCGAATCATCGAATCGAAGTCGGCTGGGGTTCAGTACGCTGCCGCTGTGGCGGCTTGCCACCAACTCAACGCCGCCCTATCCGCCAGCGCAGAGCCGAGCGTGCCAGGCAAACAAGGTGCGCCACTTGGAGCAGTGCGGGCGCCTGAGATCCAAGACTTGCTGGATCGAGCAGCCACCGCCATTGGGCAATACGGCGATTCATTGCTCGGCCGCGGCCAACGTGAAGATAGCGTCGACCTCCTTGATCTAGAGCGCGAGGTCCGAGACCTGGAGCAACAATTCAAAGGCGCCTTCGCTCAGCCCAGCACGTAGAGCACATTTGTACTCCACCCAGCTGTAACCCCTCGCCCCTCTATTTCGAGCAGGCCGCGTGCTTGTCCGTTGCAGCCAGGCCCTCGGTGGCGATTCGGCGAGCACGCCCCACGCCCCACGCTAATGCCCTGGTCATCGACTCGCCTGGACGAGAGTCGAACGCCTCTTCGTGGAGGGGAGCTCCACCCGCCGCATAAACGCCGAGGAACATCTGCGTGTTGCCCGTGCGCGACAGTCGCACTTGGACATCTATGAACGTTCCATCGTCGAGTGTTTCGTCATGAGTCCTATGGTGAAGCGTCGGGTCAGCCCAAGACCAAAAAACATCACCGCGAATTCTCATGCCGTCCTCCTTCGACTTCAGTTGTATGCATCAACCCACCATAGCCAAACCGAAGCGGTTCGCAACCCCACCTGCCTGTTTCGTGATCTGAATCAGACTATTGGCCATCACCAATGCTCCTAACCCCTCTCCCCTCTATTCACTGCCGCGATATGGCGGCCAAGGATCTGCCGTGGGCAAAACAATCATCCTGACCGGCAAGGCAGTCGTGAACTTCCGCAAGGTCATGAAAAACGTACCTGACGATGAGGTGCAGGACCTGGTGAGCATGAACGACACCCGGGAAGACCAGATCACCGAAGACGACCTACTCGACATCGAGTGGATTCATGACGACGTGACGATCAAGGTGAAGGAATGACCCGCCTCGTCCTCTGTCTCCTGCTGCTGGCCACTGGCGCCAGCGCAGATCCGTTGCCCCATGGAGTGCGCGTATTCCATGACGATGAGCGCGGCGCTACCTGTTGGCTCTACGGCTTCAGCTCGCCAGGCGGCATCAGCTGCATTCCCGACAGCCAGCTGCAGGCCGGCAACCAGCGCCAGCTCTCCCCGCACGAAACACAACCCGAACCTACACCCGCACTGGCGCCTGGGCGCTGGATTGATGAGAGGTATCAGCTGTGAGCGAAGATTTCGAGAAAGCCAAGGCCTGGCGCCAAGGGCTGAAGGCCGGAGCCGGCGTGGTGATCACTGAGAAAGGTATTGGTCGACGCAAGAGCATCACTACGGTTGAACGCGTTACAGCTACCCAGATCATCGTCAGTGACCGTGGGCGCCGATTCAACAAGCAATACGGGCGAGAGATCGGAGCTAGCTACGGACCGACCATCACCCCGATCACTGGCAAGGATAGCGCGGAAATTCGCGCTGATAAGAACCGCTCAGATTTCAATACTCTTACCTACAGAACTGAAAGGCTGACTGACGAAGAAATTGCCGTGATGCTTGATGCGGTTAGCGCTCTTCGCGCAAGCAATAAGCAGGTGACTCCATGACCGACCTGATCGAAGTGACTACGGCGGAGCTGGTCGGTGAGGCGCTGGGATGGGCTGTCGGCAAGGCCGAAGGGCTGGATGTGTACCTGGAACCTCCCGGGTACAACGGCGTGCCATGGCGGGTGTTCGCCCGGTACCGGGGCCAGGCCATCGAGCACACCAAGCGCTATAACCCATGGGAGGACTGGTCCCTGGCCGGCGCCCTGCAAGACAAGTACGTGCGCTTGCTAGAGCGTAGCGCGGACGGCGAGAGTGTTGCCATCACGTGGCGGCCTGGCTCGTGCCGTGAGGGTGAAGGCTGGGGGGATACGACGCCAGTAGCGGTGGGCCGGTCCATCGTCGAACTCATCCGCGGCGATACCGTCCAGGTGCCGAAGGAGCTGATGCCATGATCCTGCCCCTGATGTACATGGCCTACCTGATATACAGGGGGCCGCGATGAGTGCTGCAGCTAAAGTGCTCGACCCTTGCAGCGCCAGCCGCATGATGTGGTTCGACAAAGAAGACCAGCGCGCCCTGTTCGGTGACATCCGCGACGAAGAGCACCTGCTCTGCGACGGCCGGGTGCTGAAGGTTGAGCCCGATGTGCTGATGGACTTCCGTAGCCTGCCCTTCGAGGCCTCAACCTTCCGCCTGGTCGTGTTCGATCCGCCGCACCTAACCCGGGCCGGCGTCGATAGCTGGATGCGCGCCAAGTACGGACTGCTGACCAGCGACTGGCGGGAGGACATCCGCCAGGGCTTCGCCGAGTGCTTCCGCGTACTGAAGCCCGAGGGAATCCTGATCTTCAAGTGGAACGAAACCCAGGTGCTGGTCAGCGAGCTGTTGGCCCTCACCGATGAGAAGCCCCTGTTCGGCCACAAGTCCGGCAAGCGCGAAAAGACGCACTGGATCACCTTCATGAAACGCCCGGCAGCCTAACCCCTCCCCCTACAACGCAAGCTCGCAGACATGCGCGGGCGAGGCACGTGTCGAGCCTGCGCCAGCAGCCTGACCACCAACCTGCCGCCACCGGCGGCGTGGAGAACAACATGAATACCGCCTTCCTGCTGATGGCCCAGTACAACGGCCAGGCCATCATCCCAATCGACCTGGTCTGCAAGGACTACTTCGATATCACCCCAACCAAGCTCAAGGCCAAGGTGGCCCGGGGCGAAATCAACTTGCCGCTGTTGTGGATGGAGCCCAGCCAGAAAGGCGCACGCGGTGTGCACCTGACGGACCTGGCCGCCTACATCGACAACCAGCGCGAGAAGGCTAAAGCCGAGCAGGACAAGCTCATGGGTCGCGGCCTCAGGCGTGTCTCTTGACCCTCTTTTGGGCCTCGATAACGGGGCCCGTTACAACCTCTTCCAGCATCTCCCACCCCTCATAGGGGTCTCCCTTCCCCCGCAGGTGCGTATAGCGCCGCATCGAGTTCCAATCCCGGTGGCCCGACACGCTGGCCACGCGCGGAATATCCCACCCTTTTTCGAACAGACGGCTTACGCCATCGTGGCGCAGGTCGTGGAAGTGAAGGTCTTCAATCTGAAGGAAATGACAGGCCCTGGTGAAGGACGCCGATATCGACCTGGAGTTGTACGGAAACACCTCGTCGGCAACCTTTGGCATGGACTGCAAAATGCGCCATGCCTCGTCGGGCATGTGGCACCACACGTCGTTGCCGTACTTCTGGCCCGGGTTCTTCATGTCGGTGATCAGCGCCGATTGCTCCTGGTCATCGAGCGCAGCCCAGCGAATCCGGGTGATCTCTTCCTGGCGCCGGGTGGAGAACAGCGCGAAGACCACCACCCGCACCATGTCGATCTCTTGGCGCCTGGCATCGCGCACCTTCTGGAAGTACTTGATCAGCTTTTCGAGTTCATCCTTGGTCGGTCGGCGGTTGCGCTCAACGCTTTTGGTCACGGCGCCCAGCTTCTTTAATACGCGCCGGGCGTCAGGCATGGCCAGCGGATCAACCTCATAGCCCCAGGCCGGCCTGGCCACGGACAGTACGGCACCGAGGTGCGCCAGATCATTGCCGACCGTCTGTGGCTGGATGCCGTCCTTCTCGATCCGGTCCATGGCGTAGTCAACCAGCTTCTGGCTGGTCAGGTCTTGGTCTGCAACCTCGCCAAGCCAGCTTTCACCAATAGCCTTGAGGGTTGCACGCTTGGTCTTGCCCAGCGGCCGCAGCTTCTCGTACTCGGCCAGGTACTGGTCAATCATCTGCTTGACCGTCACGCCCTTCCGTTTGGCTTTCTCGATGGCGCCCGGCTCGTACAGTTCGGCCTCACGCTTCCTGATCCAGGCCTGCGCCGTCGCCTTCCGGTCGAACGTCTGGCTTTCCTGATAAACTGCCTTACCTTCCTTCATGATTCGGATCTGGGCCGTAAAGCCCGAAGACCCGTCCTTGCGCTTGCGCTGCGTGATGGTTCCCATGATTTGCTACACGGCTGATTGGAGTTGCTACATTGTAGCAACAGCGGTAGTAAAACCAGCAAGAACCGGAACAAAGTAGCAAAAAACAGAGATAGAGAAATGCCCCAGAAACAAGCAGAAAACCCCGGAAACTCAGGCAATACGGTAGTTAGGAGGTTTTCTGTTGCGCCGATGATGGACTGGACCGACAGGCATTGCAGGTTCTTCCTGCGCCTGCTCTCCAGGCAAACCCTGCTCTACACCGAAATGGTCACCACCGGCGCCCTGCTGCACAACGACGCTCACCGTTTCCTGCGCCACGATGCTTCTGAGCACCCGCTGGCCCTGCAACTGGGTGGCAGTGTGCCGGCCGACCTGGCCGCTTGTGCGCGGCTGGCTGAAGAAGCGGGCTACGATGAGGTCAACCTCAACGTTGGCTGCCCGAGCGACCGGGTGCAGAACAACATGATCGGCGCGTGCCTGATGGCTCACCCGGCGCTGGTGGCCGACTGCGTGAAGGCCATGCGTGATGCCGTATCGACGCCTGTCACGGTGAAGCACCGCATTGGTATCAACGGCCGTGACAGCTACGCCGAACTGAGCGACTTCGTCGGCCAGGTGCGTGAGGCCGGCTGCCGGAGTTTTACCGTGCATGCACGCATCGCGATTCTGGAAGGGCTGTCGCCGAAAGAGAACCGCGAGATTCCGCCGCTGCGCTATGACATCGCAGCGCAGTTGAAAAGAGACTTCCCGGACCTGGAGATCGTGCTCAACGGCGGGATCAAGACCCTGGACGAATGCCAGGCACACCTTGAAACCTTCGATGGCGTGATGCTGGGGCGCGAGGCGTATCACAACCCTTATCTGCTGGCCGAGGTGGACCAGCAGCTGTTTGGCAGCGATGCGCCGGTGGTCAGCCGTAGCGAGGCATTGGCGCAACTGCGGCCTTACATCGTGGCGCATATGGAAAGTGGCGGCGCGATGCACCACGTTACCCGGCATATTCTGGGGCTGGCCCAAGGATTCAAAGGGGCGCGGCGCTTCCGTCAGCTGCTGTCGGCAGACATTCACAAGGCGGCCGAACCCTTGGCAGTGTTTGACCAGGCCGTGGAGTTGTTGCAGGGGCGGTAACCTCAGAGGGAGGGAACCTCGGGCTTGCTTGCGACTCGAATCTTCACCTTTCGTACAGCCCTGTGCGGGCCAGCGGGTCCGCAGGGTTTCGGCGGCCCTTGAGCGGCTGCCGGGGCTCGGGTAATGTCGAGTAAATGCACAGGACAGAGCACGCCCATGACCTCCAAGCTGGAACAACTCAAGCAGTTCACCACCGTGGTCGCCGACACCGGGGACCTGGACGCCATCACCCGCCTGAAGCCGGTCGATGCCACCACCAACCCGTCGCTGCTG